CAATTAAGCGTAAAGTATTAAACGATCTAGAAGTGGCAGATAAAATTACAGTTTTTAGCTATCAAAAAGGCCAAACTGTATATCTAGAAGAAGACTGTGATGCATTTTTGGTTATGCAGAAACTGTCTGAAAAAGGCATCACTGTTACTTTTGATCGTAAACACACCAACAATCGTAGTCCTATTAGAAACTATAATCGTTTCGATAAGTAAGGAATTACAGTATGAACAGCCAACAAATTTTGAGTCATATTGAACAGTGGGCATCCACCAAAGGTTTTAATGCGCCATATGGAATTCTTACAGGTTCACATGTAAATAAAAAAGGTAACAAGTACCTTTCCATTACTTTTGGTCGTGCACGAACATTAGATGCCACAGTAGAAATTTATAACAGGAATTTCATTGTGTTGCGTACAAGTAGGTCGGGAAGTCAAGTGTTTAAATCTGTTACAGATTTACAACAAGTTTTGAATCAACTATAATTTGTTGACAAATAATCCGATATTTCGTATAATATTGGTACAGTAAACAAAACGGAGTAAAACATGAATGCAAATGATCGTCATAATCTAGAGTTTCTTCGTAGTCTTTCTGCCGATGCGCTTGAAAATTTTCTTAGCCAAGCATCAGAAGATGATGTTCAATATGCTGAGGAACTTCTTGCAGCTTGGGAACAAGAACTTAACGCAGAACTTTTTGGGTTCGAAAGTGACTTTCACTCTGCAACTATGCACTAGGACAAAATATGCCTAATAATTTCAATGTAGACGAACTGAATTCTTTGCTACAAATAGAAGCAGAACAAGAGCAGGATCTTGTAATTCAGGCAGCATACAGTGAGTTCCTGCAGGAAATGTTTCGCAAGTGTTATTCTGATTGACAAATAATCCAATATTCAGTATAATATTGGTACAGTAAACAAAACGGAACAAAAAATGGCCTACATTAGTCAAGAACGCAAAGCTCAAATCGCCCCAGTTGTCAAAGCTATTTGTAAAATGTATGGTATTAAAGCCAGTCTGGCTGTGCATAATCATATGACTCTCACGCTGAACATTAGCCAAGGCGATATCGATTTTATTTACAATTTCAATAAAACTGTGGGTGAATACAATCGCAGTCTCAATAAAGTAATGGAGCCAAATACTTCCGGCAGTATCAGAGTCAACCCTTACCACTTTGAAAAACACTTTAGCGGACGGGCATTGAACTTTCTACAAGAAGTCTATGCTGCAATGATGGTGGGCAATCACGACCGCAGTGATATTCAGTCCGATTACTTTGATGTAGGTTGGTATGTGGATATTAATATTGGTCGTTGGAATAAACCTTATGCTCTTGTAAAATAAAAGGGCTAATTCTGTGTTTGATAAGTTCGAACTCTTGGTAATGCATGAATTGCTAGTAGAATCAATTAAAAAAGAATATCAAGATAGGTTAAACAAGGGATATTCTGCTAGTGAGATAAAGCCGCAATTGCATGGTTTGTATCAACTATTAAATAAGTTAAATGGAATGCTAAGTGAATAGACTTTCTATTGAAAAAACTGCTCAGGGTACTTTTGTACGAGGTCCTGTAAGCTCTACAATTCCGTCTCTAGTAGCATACGCTAGAGCAAGTGGACTGTCATTCAATACTTATAAAGTGGTATCTGACCCATTTACCAGTAAATTTAGGACTTTTGGCATCCAAATTATTGGTTGACAAATAATACAACCATTGCTATAATACTTGAATAGTTTAACAACACAGGAAGCAGAAATGACTCAAGCAACTATTCGTATCCGTCAAGGTTCGTATCGTAACCGCTCTGTGGATGGTATGACTTTTGAACTGGTTACGCAATTTACCAAAACTGCGAAAAATAGTTTTGTTACTGTACGCAATGGTGGAAATTTTCCCAACATGCCTGAAACCATTCGTGTAAATGTATCTAGTCCTGCAGATTATGAGTTTGTGTCTGGTGCAGTGATTGAACCTAGTGCAGTAGAAAATACTGTGGAAACAGATCAACAAGTTATGGAACGAATCCGTGAACGATTTGAAATCCTTACGGACATGACTAAGGCTGCAATCAGTGGTGAGATTCGTGCTATGATTGTTAGCGGGCCACCTGGTGTTGGTAAAAGTTTTGGCATTGAGCGTGAAATTGAAAAAGCTACTTTGCTAGATCAACTTGCTGGTCGTCGTCTTCGTGCAGAGGTTGTAAAAGGTAGCGCCACTGCTCTAGGCTTATATTGCACCCTTTACAAGTATAGTGACCCTAATTGTATTTTGGTGTTTGATGACTGTGATAGCATTCTTCTGGATGATGTTGCCTTGAACTTGCTTAAAGGTGCACTAGATTCAGGCAAGAAGCGTAAAATTTCTTGGCTTAGTGATAGTAATATGTTGCGCCGGGAAGGAGTGCCTGACAGTTTTAACTTTAATGGTAGTGTGATTTTCATCACTAATCTTAAATTTGACCAGATGAAATCACAGAAACTTAGAGACCATCTGGATGCCTTGCAAAGTCGCTGTCACTATCTGGATCTAACTTTGGATACCATGCGGGACAAAATTCTACGCATCAAACAAATTGCTAAGGACGGTGAATTGTTTGAAGGATACGATTTTGATCCAAGTGTGCAAGAAGAAATTATTGCATTTATGGATACCAATAAGAACAAACTGCGTGAAATGAGTTTGCGTATGGCACTGAAGATCGCAGATCTTCGCAAAAGCTTTCCTAAGCGTTGGGCTGCAATGGCTTCTAGTACTTGTATGAAACCTTCTGTATAATAGGAGATAAAAATGGGACTTGATCAATATGCATATGTAACCCTACAGGCAGGCGAACGAGATAGTTATTTCCAGAGCAATGATGGTGCTTTTGTTAACGGTGAATGGGTAGTACCTAATAAATCCAAACCTCGTGAGTTAGCATATTGGCGTAAGCATCCAAATCTTCAAGGCTGGATGGAAAATTTATGGTATAATAAAAATGCTAGCCATGAAAGTTTGCAAGAAGGAGAAAATCGTTACGATTTTAATGGTATCGAACTTGAACTTACACGAGAAGATATAGACAAACTTGAACAAGATGTATTGAACGGCAAATTACCCCATACTGAAGGATTCTTTTTCGGGCAACCTTCTGATAACTATTATAGAGAACAAGACTTAAAATTTTGTCGTGAGGCTCGTGCAGAACTATTCCTAGGACTGAAGGTATTCTATAACAGCAGTTGGTAAACAGTAATGACCATTGGATATAGTGTCTACCAAAGACTTCAACAACTAGAGCTTAGAGCTAAGAAACTTGGCTTTAAGATTGCTAAATCGCAATATTCAGATTTTTTTGCTTTAGCGCCAGGTGACCCAGACTGTTTACCTTTTTATACACGAGAGGTAGAAATTTATACAGGCACTTTGCAGGATCTGGAAACATGGCTATTAGGATATGAGCAAGCATTCTTTTATCTTAAATTGATAAAAGCTACTACAGACAGCAAAATTCAGAAGTGTGAAGAAAAAGTAAAACATGAATTATTGCTCACTATTCTAAAACAAAATAACTCTGCTTAGGCAGAGTTTTTTTTGACTTACTGTGTATACTGTTATATAATAGCATTATGTGGAAATATGCAGAAGACATTATAGAATTTATTGCAGGATACAGAGAAATATCCGGTAAACTTTTACAGCCATGGGAACGGATTCCAAGTCCACTAAGTTTAGCTAGATATGATGTGCAAATTTTAGACAGTCTAGCATTACAAACGGTAGATAATTCACGAGCCTATACACAAAAGCAAAGCGAGCTAGCACTTAAGATCATTCATAAATACCGCAAACAGTTAAACAAGTTGGGTCTAATAATAGATGAGGATGTTCAGGAATTAAAGTTTAAATTTGGAATAAGATTCGTAGATCAATCTAAAACCATTTGTCTTAAGGACGGAAAAATACAAGTAAAGTTTCCTTATAATACAGAATGGATTAATAATATAAAGAGCATTGCTACAAATGGATATGGTAAAGTAGAATTTGACCATGAAAATAAAATTTGGAATTTAGGTTTGACAGAGTACATTGTCAATTATATTGTAACATTTGGTAATTTGCATCAATTTAGTATTGACCCTACACTTATTTCTGCAGCAGAAAAAATTGTAGAAATGGAAACAATTCCTTATAAAATAGAACTGACTCAGGTTAATGGTCAGTTAATAGTGTCAAATGCTCCAGAAAGTTTATTACATTATCTTAAAGAAAATGTGGGGGAGCTATCAATAAATAATTTATATAAGTTAGTTGATTATAGCAGTGTGTTGCAATACACTGTAGATCAACAACTAATTAATTTGTTAGCACAAAGTGTTAGTGAGAATGAACTAGAGTTGCTTACTAAGCGTAAACTAGAAGCACAAAGTTCAGAACAAAAAATAGAGAATATCATTAAGTATGCGGAAAAGACTGATAGGTTGCCAGTATATGTTTATGATACGGGCACACCTAAAAAGGATACAGACAAAATCGTATATCTTAATACAAAGAAAACTAGTAAATTTATAGGTAAAATAAAACTTATGGTGTCAATGACTAATGTATTGGTTGGATACAAAAAGCAGGACTGGATTAGACGAGCAGAAAAGGTAATTTTTTTAAAATGAAATGCAAACTAATTATAAAGACGAAGTAAATGTAAAGCTAGAGGGACTAGAGTTAAGCCATAGAAAAACCTTAACAAATAAATTCAAGTATGAAATTCCTGGAGCTAGATATAGCCCAAGTGTTCGTTTAGGCAGATGGGACGGCAAGGTTGGTTTTTTTACCTTAGGTGGAAGTACCTTTATTAATTTACTGTCAGACATTCTGCCCTTTCTAGAGCAAAATGATTATGACATTGACATAGATGATTTGAGGGATTACACAACAACCTTTAATTTTAACGCGGTTAAAGAGGATAGTTTTGCACATATAAATTGGCCAGACAAACATCCACAAGCTGGTAAACCTATACTATTAAGAGACTATCAGTTAGATATTGTCAACAGGTTTTTAGAGAACCCTCAATGCATACAAGAAGTTGCCACTGGTTCGGGCAAAACTATTATGACTGCAGTGATGTCCGCAAGTGTGCAAAATTACGGTCGTAGTATTGTAATTGTGCCAAATAAAAGTTTAGTGACACAGACAGAGTCTGACTACATCAATGTAGGACTTGATGTAGGCGTGTATTTTGGTGATCGTAAGGACTATAACAAACAACATACTATCTGTACATGGCAAAGTCTTAATAATTTGTTAAAAGACACAAAGAATGGCGAGGCAGTGTGTACAATTGACGAATTTATTGAAGGGGTAGTATGTGTAATAATTGACGAAGCTCATATGGCTAAGGCTGATTCTTTAAAATTATTGTTAAGTTCTGTGTTTAGTAAAGTGCCACTTAGATGGGGGTTAACTGGTACTATTCCTAAAGAAGAATATGCATTCATGGCATTAAAATGTTGTATTGGAGAAGTAGTAGGCAGATTGAGTGCAAGTGAACTTCAAGAGGCAGGGCATTTGGCTCAATGTCATGTGAATATTTTGCAACTTACTGATTTTACAGAGTACAAGACTTACCAACAGGAGTTGAAATATCTATTAGAGAATAAGGAAAGGCTAACCTACATTGCGAAAACGGTAGAAAAAATAAGGCAATCTGGTAACACATTAGTATTGGTAGATAGAGTTGCTGCAGGTAAGGAATTAACGGGCCAACTAACAGATGCAGTTTTTGTTAGTGGCACGACAAAAGCAGCTAGTAGAAAAGAGGAGTATGACCAAGTAGCAACCAGTGAGAAAAAAATTATTGTAGCAACTTATGGTGTTGCTGCTGTGGGTATTAACATTCCACGAATTTTTAACTTAGTTTTACTAGAACCTGGTAAAAGTTTTGTGAGAGTAATTCAAAGTATTGGTAGAGGTATTAGGAAAGCAGAAGATAAGGATCATGTAGAAATTTGGGATATTACTAGTACTTGTAAGTTTAGCAAACGACATCTTACCAAACGCAAAGCTTTTTACAAAGACGCCAATTATCCTTTCAGTGTGGATAAAGTAGAATGGCAGTAATGAACACAAAACATAGTATTGTTTTATGAAAAAAAATATAGTATAATAACAACTTAGAGAAATTTTTATGCGATTGCTAACTTTAGATAATACAGTTTATGATTTAACAAGTATACCCGAGGAAGTGGATGATGTAAGATTTTGTGTTTTGGACAACAGTGATCCTAAAGATCCAGACTATTTTTTTATCCCTTTAATTTTTTTAGAAAGTTTTAATAGTCCAGCCTTAGTATTGCGTATAGGCCCTCATGAAATTACAATGCCCATAGATTGGCAGCTTTTAATTGGCGAACATGATTTAGGAGATCTAGAAGTAGTGCCACTTACTAGTTTAAATGATAGAGGATTCAGTGCATTTGGGTTTAACCCACTTAGCAGTTTCAGACCCACATTTTATCCTATAGAAGTGGTGGATATTTATCAAGATGTAAAATGGTATTTTCCTAAACTAAAGCCAGGACAGTTATTGGCCATACCTTTAGAAACCACTGGAGCAAAACCATTATGTGTTTATTTTGTAAAAGATATTAGTAGACAGAGTGAAGTTATAAATTATAATAAATGTTGGTAACATGAACACCATTTATGTAAATAATAATACTATATATGAAAGTCCTGACGGGGGAACAACTGTCTATGCTAGAGAAATGCAAAGTACAGAACGCACATTGGTATATGAAAATATGTCAGTTCGTATTGATCCTATGAAAGGATTGAAATATAATTTATCATATGCTAATTTCCTTGAAATACTTGAAATGGCAGATAGAAATCCAACATTACGAGATTATGTTGATCAAATGATTTCTACTTATAATTTATTGAAGACTCATGGATAAGTTAAGTATTAAAAACGAAATGTATCAACTTGATACAAAAAATCGTAATTTTGTTGATGAGTTAAGTGAAGCAGAGCGTAAAAAGTTTAGCACATATATCATGCTGAAATATTGCGCAAATGTGGACGGTGGTCCAGATTTACAAGAATGGTACTTAAGAGCCACAAACGAAAGAGTCAATATTAATTTTTTTGATCTTGGTAAACATGAAAAATTGCAGTGGCTATTATGTACTACAGTAAGTCCAGATATGGGCAGTCAACGCCATTATTGGCAACCAAGTAAGAAAAAAGAAGGCAATAATAAAATTTACAAGTTACTTGCTTCCCAATATCCAGAAATGAAAACTAAAGACATTGAAGCACTGGTCAATGTTACATCTGAACAAGACTTAAAAGATTACTTAATTAGTTTAGGCATGACAGACAAAGAGATTAAAAAGGTATTAGATTGAACTTTACTTGCCAATTTTGTAAAAAAAGCTATACAAAAGAAAGCACATTATTGTCACATCTTTGTGAACCTAAACGCCGCCACAATCAACAAAATGAGCAAGGAGTTCAGATAGGGTTCAATGCTTATCTAAGATTTTATGAAAAAACGCAAGGAAGCGCAAAATTTAAAGCCTACTCTGACTTTTGTAATAGTAATTTTTATATTGCTTTTGTTCGTTATGGACGCTATCTAGTTGATTTACGAGCTATCAATGTTGTAAGTTTCACTGACTGGTTATTGTCAAATAATCATAAATTAGATCACTGGACCAAAGAAAAGTTATACAACACATGGTTGTTGGAGTATTTAAAACGAGAACCTGCTCAAGATGCCATGGAAAGAGCATTAAAGGAGATGCAAGAATATGCAGACAGTAATGAAAAATTGGAAAAAAATTTCAGTAATTATTTTAAGCTTGGTGCTTCTAATCTCATATGTCATCACATATCAACTGGACGCATTAGCCCTTGGGTTATTTATAATTGCGACAGTGGAATTAGATGGCTTAATGACATCAATCAAGAACAGCTCAATATCATAATGCCATGTATCGATCCAGACCATTGGAGTAAACGATTTAAGGACTTTGTTGCAGATGCAGAATGGTGTAAACTTATTCTTAAAGAAGCAGGACTATAGTGACCAGTAAAATTGTAAAAAAAGCCTGGGGAAACGAAACTATATGGGCCGATAATGACAAATATTGTGCCAAGTTTTTAAACTTTACTAAAGGATCAAAATTCAGTATGCATTTTCATGCAGAAAAATCGGAAACTTGGTATGTGCTGTCAGGTAAATTTTTTTTAAAATGGATAGATACTAAAAACGCTAAACAATATGGTCAAACATTGGAGATCGGACAGACATGGACAAATCTGCAATTGGTCCCACATCAACTATTTTGTTTGGAAGAAGGCACAATAATTGAAGTTAGTACAAAAGACAGTGAAGAAGATAATTATAGAGTATTGCCTGGTGATAATCAATCATGAATATTTTAGTTACAGGATATAAAGGATTTATAGGACAAAACTTTGTAAGTGCCCTAGCACATCATAATATTAAATTGTATGAGTGGGGAGAACCACTACCAGATTTTAACAATGTTGAATTAGTTATTCATTTAGGAGCAATAACTAATACTCTTGAGCGTGACATTCATAAAGTCATGTTACAAAACTATGAGTTCAGTTGCTGGTTATTTGAAGAATGCGGAAAGCGTAATATCAAGTTACAATACGCAAGCAGTGCAAGTGTGTATGGTGCAAGTAAAACTTTTCGCGAAACAGATATGCCTCAACCACAAAGTGTGTATGCATGGAGTAAGTTTTTATTTGAACAATATGTAGCAAAAAATCTTTACAAATATCCAAACTTAGTAGCACAAGGTTTTAGATATTTCAATGTGTATGGTCCACACGAACAACATAAAGGTGACCAAGCTAGTCCTTATCACAAGTTTTTAAGTCAAGCTATACATAATCGCGAGATTGTATTGTTCGAAAATTCTGAAAATTATTTACGAGATTTTATACCAGTAGAGCAGGTAATAGAAATACAAACAAAATTTTTTAGTAAAGAAATATCTGGTGTGTGGAATGTAGGAACAGGGAACCCCCGAAGTTTTAGATCTATTGCTGAGCAAATTGCATCTAGAACTGGTGCTACTATTAAATATATACCTATGCCTAACAATTTAAAAACACAATATCAATCCTATACCTGCGCTAATCTTGAATTATTAAGAAGTGTCATTGAATGAAAAAGGTTATTATAAATGGATGTTTTGATATGTTACATCTGGGACATGTCAAGTTATTGGAATTCGCTAGCCTAATTCCATTTAGTTTTGTGTATGTGTTAATAGATAGTGATAGACGGATAAAGGAACTAAAAGGGCAAAGTAGACCAGTATATGGGGAACATGAGCGGGTTTTTTTACTGCAAAGTTTGAAGTATGTAGATAGAGTAGAGGTGTTTGATTCAGACTTAGAACTAACAAATAAGATTAAAGACTTTGCACCAGACATAATGATTAAAGGTAGTGATTACAAAGATAAGCCTATAATTGGCAAAGAATACTGTAAAGAGATAATATTTTATGAAAGAATCGACCAATATTCAACCACTAATAAAATTCAAAGTATTATTGATTGGGGAAAGTTGTATTGACAGGTATGAGTTCTGTCGTGTTATAAAAATAAGTGAAGAAGCGCCTATACCTGTAGTAAGAAATACCAAAATTTATGAAAAAAAGGGTATGGCAGCAAATGTAAATTTAAATTTGCGTATGTTGGGAATTTATCCAGACTTTGTTACTTGTACTGAACAAATATATAAAAAAAGAATTGTAGATGAAAAGACTAATCAAAAACTTTTGCGCATAGATTATGACCCACCTGTAGCAGTTTGGAATAGGCAGTTGCCCACTAGTATAAAAAATTATGATGCTATAATAATTTCTGATTACAATAAAGGGTTTTTAGACTATGCCAGTATTTGTTATCTTATTGAAGAGTCTAGAGGTTTAGTATTCATTGATACTAAAAAACCCGATCTTCAACAATTTTATTCTGACCGTGTATTTGTAAAAATAAATGAGTTAGAATATCAAAAAACCACAAGTAAACCTAAAAATTTAGTGGTGACTAGAGGCAGTAATCATGTATTATACTATAATGATGGTAAGCAAGTGTATTCACCTTTCCAAGTACACAAACAAGAAATAACAGATGTTTGTGGTGCTGGAGACACATTTTTAGCAGCATTTTCGGTAAATTATTTGCAAACATCAAACATAGAAAATGCTATAATGTTTGCCAATAAAGCATCAGCCGTAACTGTACAGCACTTTGGTAACTATGCACCAAGTTGGGAAGAAATCGACAATGCCTGATATTGATCTAGATTTAGCAGATAGAACAAAAATTTTAAGTAAAATTAAACATATAAATGCTGCTATTATAAATGACGATAAAATAAGCCAACATAATACTGGCATATATTGTCAGGACATTCCATACAATGCCATAACAAATACTGCCAATTTAGACTATAAAGTTGCTGAGTCTCGTGGGTATTTCAAGTTAGATTTTCTGAATTTAAATTTATATCAACAAGTAAAAGATGAACAGCATTTAAATAGTTTACTCAGTAAAGAGCCTAATTGGCATAAATTATATGACAAAGAATTTTGTTCCAGGCTAATACATATAGGCAATCATTATGATACATTAATTGCGATGCCTGAGGCAGTAACTAACATCAACAAAATGGCAATGTTTTTAGCTGTTATTCGTCCTGCAAAGCGTCATTTAATAGGCAAATCTTGGGACGAGGTTGCTAAGACCATATGGATTAAACCATCAGACAATAGTTATTATTTCAAGCATAGTCATAGTGTTGGGTATGCTCATTTAGTGGTAGTAAATATGAATCTACTGGAAGAATCAGACCATTCTTCTAACTAAAGTAATACTTCTTCTTTTGCTTCGTTTATGGCCTGTATCTTTCAGGCTCACTGCTGGGCCGTATTTCAAGCATACATCTTTGCTATTTAATGTTTTAAGAATAGGTCTAAATTCAGCCCAATCGCCTTTAAGGAAAAGGTTAATGGGTATCATTCTATTACTTTCCCACCACCAGCTTTCAGCCAAAGCCAGAAATCTTTTCTTTTGATCTTCTGTTTTCAGCATACCGAAGTCATAAATGCTAGTAATAACATCGTCTTGATTTTGAATTATACCTATATATTCGTTCGTACTATAAGTTACAAAGCTTAAAAACGGGTATTGGTCTAATAAAGTTTTAATATAATTATCCACAAGATTATTTATTGGTTGAGCAAATGGATACTAGCAATTTGCTAAATACCATATGCAACAAATCACAAGCTATTTATATGATAATGTCGTATTGGTTCAATTTGATTTGGATCCTGAAATTAAGCAAAGGAACAGAGTAGTGTATACAAAGCCCTTACAAATATACAAAGGTATAGACAATGTCTTAAAAGTTAAAGTATTAAATAGCGATCAAAAGCCTGTTAATGTAGCAGCATATACAATGACCTTCAACATTGTAGATGATTATGTTTTTACTAATGCAAACACAGTTTTAAGTAGTAATATAACTGTAGTTAATGCTAGTATAGGATTAGGCACAGTAACTATATCGCAATTAGACATGGTCCAACTAGATAGGGAAAGATACACTTTTAATGTAAAAATAAATGACGGATCTGCTAATGTAGCAGCATATGTTGATGACAATTATGGAGCTGCCGGGCAGGTAATTGTAAGTAGTGTTGCATATCCTGTTCCTCCACCTGCTAATTTAGATTTAGGGTTAGTAAGTGATGGGGTAACCAGTGCGATATTTGACTTTGGGAACATATAATGAGTAAAACAGTACAATGGAAAAGAGGTAATACCACAGTTAATTCTACTTATGTGGGTGCACAGGGTGAAATTACCGTTGACACTACAGATTGGAGTTTGTATGTTCATGATGGTGTTACCCCAGGCGGATATAAAATTAGCAATGATATCGATTCTAATGTCAATATTGGCAATTTAAATATTGTAAATCAAACTATATCAGGGTCTCAAGCTAATCAAGATATCGTATTAGACCCACTAGGTACTGGTAAAGTAAGTGTTGGTGGTAATGTTTCTGCAACTTATTTCTTAGGCAATGGTGCTTTACTCACTGGAATTATAGATTCTGTAGGCGCAACTGGTGCTACAGGTGCAACTGGGGTAACAGGCAGTACAGGAGCTACAGGTTTTAATGGAGCCACAGGGGCTACAGGACTAGATGGTGCAACTGGTGCAACTGGGGTAACAGGCAGTACAGGAGCTACAGGTTTTAATGGAGCCACAGGGGCTACAGGACTAGATGGTGCAACTGGTGCTACAGGATTTAATGGTGCAACTGGTGCAACTGGAATAGGAACCAATTATAGTAATGCCAATGTCGTTGCGTATAGCCAAAGTGGATGGGAAGGCAATATTATACCAGCAGCAAATGGAGTATATACCCTAGGTAATATTACAAATCAATGGGCAAATCTTTGGGTAACAAATAATACAATTTACATAGGCAATGTTGCATTAGGAATTACAGATAGTAATATATTAACAATTAATGGACAACCTACATTAACCAATGACTCGAATACTTCTATTACTACAGAAGGTAATTTAACTGCATATAAATTAGAGAGCACTTTAGCGTATTTAGGAGATTTTGAATTCCTAGGCAACAAAATTAGTGCAGAAGATATTATAATTGAATCTACAGATGCAGACATTCTCATTAAATCAGACAGTGATATTTTTGCCAACATTACTGATAAAACTTTTGTTATAGAATCACACTTAGGTAATTGGACTTTCGATGGTACATCAGGCAATTTAACACTGCCAATGGGTGGTGTTGTTTATGAAACTAACATTCCAGACGGCGGACTTAGTGGTAGTGCCGTTGCGTTAATGCCACCAGGTGGAACCAATGCCGATCAACAATTGCTGGTTTACCCAACAGTAAATGATGCTAATCACCTACACCTAACTAGCGGCAACCTATACAATACTGAACTTTATTTGGGTAATGACGATTTATATGTAAAATTGACTAACACTGGGAATATTTCTCTTAGTGCTAATAATTTAATTAATTCTGCATTATGGCAATTCGGAGTTGACGGTAATGTCACATTACCGCAAAGCGGTGTGATTACTGAAGAAACTGTTCCTGGAGGCTTTCCTGGTTCGGCTGTAGTTATAAAGCCAGATGGATTTATTAATGATAACCAAAGATTATTAATTTATCCAACTGGTGGTGTTGATTATAATCACCTACACTTAACATCTGGTAATCTTTATAGCACTGAACTATTCCTAGGTAACGATGATTTATATCTTAAATTATCAAACAGTGGTAACATTATAATAAATGCAAATGATGGTGCAGGCAGTTCAGCGCAATGGACATTTGATACGACAGGAAACTTAAATACTCCAGGTAATATTATTATTACATCGGGCACTGGTGGTGATATAATAATGACAGGCGGTAATATTACTGGAGCAGCTAATATTACTGCTAACACATTTATTGGATTAGGAAATTCTAAACTAGACTTTACTACTTACGGTTCTAACAGCGCATATCTAACAACTACTAATGATGATTCTACTGCATTGTTTATGGGGGCGGTGTCTGCTGAGTTATACGCTAATACATATGTTAGCATTAGAGCCAATACTGGAGGAACATCACAAACATGGACCTTTAACGACAATGGCAATTTAGCCTTGCCGTCAAATGTATCAAGTATTAACTATGCAAATGGACAAAGTATTCTGACTGGATTAGGCGGAGGTGTCGGTAACTATGGAGACAGTAATGTAGCCTCTTTATTATCTGCATTTGGAACTAATACGATAGTTACAACTGGTAATATTACAGGAGGCAATTTAATAACTACTGGTTTAGCAAGTGTTACAGGAAATATTACTGGCGGTAATTTAAGAACAGCAGGGAACCTTGTTTTCACAGCAAACAGTGGTCAAATTACATTTAATACTGGTGCATACATTAGTGCCAATGGTACAGGAGTAGTAGTAAATGGCAATGTGACAGCCAATAACTTTAGTGGTAACATTTCTATCACAGGTAATGTTACTGGTACAAGTCCTAATGTGACCTTAGTTGCAGGTAGTTATAGTTGGACATTTGATAATAGCGGTTCACTAACATTGCCAACGGGCCCTAACGGTAACGAAGGCGGCGAAATTGCTTTTACTCAAGCAGCCAACAGCACACTGGGGGGCAACACTGTTGTACTCGACCAGTATGTTGATCTAATCAGGTTCTTTGAAGGTGGTGGTGCAGCTCGCGGTGCTTATATTGATTTGACCCAGGCCGCCGACGGTGTAGGCACACTGTTGAACAATCGTGTGAGTGGAATAGTTAATGCTGGCACATTTGTCACAATGGACAACTTAAAAGCCACGGTAACAACAAGTAGCAATCGTGGACTAAGTTTGGCCACAGTTTCTGGAACAGTTACTGGTTTTGTATCGTCATCTTACAGTCTTGTGGTCGGTGCCCCAGGTGGCGCCGCTGGAAACATTTCGTTAACAACCACACCCAGTACTTCTATTCAAGGTTACAATTTAAGCAGTGAAGGTGACACTGCCATTTATGTTGTTAGAGACAACACAAACAACAGAGTTTATCGTATTACCATGATGATTGGCGGCAGTTATAGCAATAACTTTATCAGCTTTGAGAGATTGTTATGATAATACAAGGTGTAACAATAAAGGGAGTTCGTGTAGTTGATGCTACTGCTCCAACATTAGGTCTTGTTCTGTATCTAGATGCAAATCAAAGCGCAAGCTATAGCGGGTCAGGTACAACAGTAAATGATTTGTCTGGTAATGGATATACAAATTCACTAAGTGGCGCAGTATACACTATGTTGAACGGTGTTAAATGCTTTGATTGTACTACAGGTAATAATAGAGTTGTTGTAAATGGAACTGGGCCTTTATTGCCGACAACAGGATATACATATATTACATGGGCTAGATTAATAGCGTCATCATCATTTAGAACATTACTTTATACATATTCACCCAAATACACACCAATCACAATACCTAATGGAACAAATACATTAGGATATTGGGATAGTGAATTTAGAACTTCAAATTACGACCTTGCTTCTTCGGTAGATGTTTGGGTTCAATATGCAGTGGTCGGAACTAATTCTTCTCAAAGATTTTACATAAATGGTACAGAAGTTGGCAGTTCAATAGCATATGGAGCAGGAGGAACCACACATTGGGGTTGGGGTAATAACGATACTGCAGGTCAACCATGGGGTCAGGTAGCAAACTTAAAACTGTACAATGTTCAATTAACCGAAGAACAAATTAGGCAAAACTATTATAATCAATTATCAAATTTTACATTACCTAACATCGTAACATCAAATCTTATATTATGGTACGACCCAAATTTTGCAACAAGTTACCCAGGTACAGGCACAGCAATAACAAATCTTGCCAGTACTTCCTTAGCAGGAACAATGAGCAATATAACTTTTACAAGTCCTTATTTTAGCTATAACGGTAGTAGCAGTCAAATTAGTATTGCCGATAATGCCCTATTGGAACCTGGTAGTGGTGATTGGACAATGGAAGCCTGGGTATATTTAAGCAGTAGTAGCGGCAGTAAAGTTGTAATGGGTAAATTTGATCCGGGTGGCGGAGCACAAGATGTGTCATATAGTATACGAATTATCGGTGATGCCATTTATGCTCAAATAGGTAACGGTAGTAGTGTAGTAGACACACCCGCTTATACAATACCATTGAACACTTGGACGCATGTAACTTATGTTTGGAAAAATGTAGCCACTAACTCACTGGAAGCCTACATTAACGGAGTCAGCGTAGGTAGTGTGTCGCACAGTTTTTCAAGTATATTGAATACATCAGCAAACTTGTATATAGGATCATATAATGGCGGTGAATACAGTCAATGGATGAATGGTCGTATAGGTGTCACAAGATTATATAATGCAGCACTATCGTCGGCACAAGTTTTACAAAATTACAATGCAAATAAGGCTGCATACGGATTATGAATACAATAATAGGAAATGGAATTACAATTGGAGCAGGAGTATGGATTAAACCTGGAAGTCTAACTTCGGTTTATAAGTAGATTAGTCTAGAACTAAATAATATAATAACAGGATTTATGACATGGCAAGTTATACCATTGTAACATCTACTGCAGCAAATGTTGCAGGCACAAACACTTTAAACACTACTAAGGTCAGAATTGTAGCAAATAATACTTGTGTATATGCAATTAATGCACCAGCAACATTAACCAGCAATGTGGGACCTGCTATTCCCGCAAATAGACCTACAGATATTGTTTTAAGTACTATTGGGCAAAAAGTTAGCGTGCTACCTGCCAATGGCGGAAGCACATTAATCACATTAACTGAAATAGGCACAGTATATCAAAGTGCAATAAATCAAAACAGTACAACTTTCTTGAATACATAATGAAAATAGCAGATTTTTTAGGACACGAATTTAATCTTTTTAATAAAACTAAAAAAGATAAACAGTCCATTGATGAATTTGTTGGCGATGTAGAAAATAGACCCAATCACAAGGCTGTTGATGCAAAGACCACTGACCAGGCTGATACAAAAACAATGGTTGCTCCATTACAACAAAAGTTAGAATTGCTTAAAATTTCCTTCTAGCGGGCAATTGCCCCAGTCTCCCGGGGTAATTTTTACAATGATCAAATTTGCCTAACTTTTTTTGACTTCAACATAATATTAGTTTATAATAATAACATGTCACTTTCTATTCAAGAATTCGTAATTTCTATCCTTCCAGGCAAGAAAAAACAAAACCAAGCCGGTTGGATTAGTTTCAATGCAGTTTGCTGTCCACACAATGGAGAAAGTCAAGACACAAGGGGTAGAGCTGGAATTATTGCTAGTCCTGATGGTAAAATCAGTTATAGTTGCTTTAATTGTAAATTCAAAACTAGCTATATTCCAGGCAGAGCACTTACTTATAAATTTAGAAAACTTCTTGAATGGTTAGGTGTAGATTCTTTAGAAATAAAACGACTAAGTATCCTTGCTTGGCAAATAAAAGAAACAATAGATCCAAATACTATACTGCCAATCGAAGATGAAATAAAATTTGAACCAAAGCAATTACCCAAAGAAGCATTGAATTTTTTTGCCTGGGTAGAATTTTATGAACTAGCAGAACGGCCTTATGATAAAGGATTGGTAGATTCTGTACAATATATCTACGATAGAAAAATATCATTACAAAAATATGAGTTTTATTGGAGCCCAGAAGTAGAGCATAAACTAAGTCATAGGGTAATTATCCCATTCAAATACCGAAATGAAATAGTAGGGTATACTGCTAGGGCTTTAAATTCAGGTATTGTTCCAAAATATCATAGTAATCATCCAGCAGGGTTTGTATTTAATTTAGATAATCAAAAAAACGATAGCAAATTCGTAATAGTTTGTGAAGGTGCTTTTGATGCAATGAGTATAGATGGTGTTAGTACACAAACAAATGATATTAGTGAACAACAGGCAAACCTAATTGATGAATTAGCAAGAGAAGTAATTGTAGTGCCAGACTTTGATTTACAAATAAACAAAAATGGAAAAAAAGTTTGGCCAGGTGAGCAAATGATTAACAAAGCCATAGAATATGGATGGTCAGTAAGTTTCCCAGACTGGAGAGAAAATTGTAAAGATATTAATGATTCTGTTGTAAAATACGGGAAATTATTCACTATATATAATATTTTACAAACAAAAGAATCAAATTCGTTAAAGATTTCTTTACTGGCAAAAAAGTATAAACAAACTATATGACTAAAGAATATAATACAGATCTGCAAAAACTTTTTTTGGAAATGCTATTACAAAATCCAGAAAGTTATGTTCGAATTCAAAATATATACAATCCAGATAATTTTGATAGGAGTTTAAAAACCACTGCCAAATTTATTAAAGAGCATGTAAGTCAATACAGTACCATGCCCAAGCTGGAACAAATACAAGCAGTAACAGGATTAGAATTAAAACCAATACCAGACCTTGCAGAGAATCATTATGAATGGTTCATGACTGAATTTGAACAATTTACTAAAAGGCAAGAACTAGAAAGGGCAATTTTACTCAGTGCAGATTTAATTGAAAAAGGTGACTTTGACCCAGTTGAAAAGTTAATCAAAGATGCAGTACAAATCAGTTTAACTAAAGATTTAGGTACAGACTATTTTGCTGATCCACGCACTAGATTAATGAAGATTAAAAATAACAATGGGCAAGTCAGTACTGGTTGGCCTACATTAGATCGTCGTTTGTTTGGTGGTATGAATCGAGGTGAGCTTAATATATTTGCAGGTGGTTCAGGCAGTGGTAAAAGTCTTTTCATGCAAAACATTAGCATAAATTGGATCACACAAGGACTAAATGGAGTGTTTCTTACATTAGAACTTAGTGAAGAACTTTGTGCTATGCGTATGGATAGTATGATTGCTAATGTAAGTACTAGAGAAATTTTTAAAGACTTAGATAATTTAGAAATGAAAATTAAAATGGCTGGCAAAAAATCTGGCAGTCTTCGTATCAAATATATGCCTGCACAAAGTAATGTGAATCAAATTCGTGCTTATTTAAAAGAACTAGAAGTACAAACAAATCAACGAACAGATTTTATTATGGTTGATTACTTGGATCTTGTAATGCCAGTAAGTGCTAAAGTTAGTCCAAATGATTTGTTCGTTAAAGACAAATATGTCAGTGAAGAACTAAGAAATTTAGCTAAAGAATTTAATATTCTTATGATTACTGCAAGCCAACTTAATCGTAGTGCAGTTGAAGAAATTGAGTTTGACCATAGTCATATTTCAGGTGGTATTAGTAAAATTAATACAGCAGATAATGTATTTGGTATTTTTACTAGTAGGGCAATGCGTGAGCGTGGCCGTTATCAAATTCAATTAATGAAAACTAGAAGCAGTAGTGGTGTTGGACAAAAAGTAGATTTAGATTTTGATCTAGAAAGTTTAAGAATTACAGATCCAGGTGAGGATGCACAAGGCACTCCAGGCACTCTTAAACCACAAACTACCAGTATTTTAAATCAATTAAAAACAACTAGTAGGGTCGAGAGTACTCCTAACAACCAAAACAGCAAAATTAATGCAGATGTCCAAACAAATAAGCTAAAATCAATGTTGGCTAGTTTGAAAACAAGCAATTAGCATTTTACTAGTTTTTTGGTTTGATATAAATATATAATGGCTTAGGAGTTTAATTTTGCTTCGCAAAACCCGTAGTTTATTAGAAGAATTAGAATCACTTAGACTACTAAGAGACAGAGAAAACTTGGTTGAAAGTAGGGCTACTCATGTAATTCAGGGTGCAATTAATTTACTTAATTTTATTAAGGAAAACTATTCTGAAGAACAAAGCGAAGAATTAAAAAAAAGACTATTGGTTAGTATCAAGAACGAAGATCAAGCCAAATTTATTCGTGGCGTAAAAAAATTTAAAAATGAAAATAAATGAAGTTGTCATTAAAGAAGGTGTTTTAGATGCCATAAAGTTTTTAGGCAGAGCTGCCTGGCAAGCCGCCGGCGGCAATGTTGATAAGTCTGATCCAGCCATTAGTCGTGCAAATTTAGAGTATGTAAGATCAAAATTAGCCAATGAGATTTATCAAAAGTTTGTTGGTGAATTAATAAAGCAAGGCATTCTTAATAGAAACGGGAAATTAACAGATCCTGGCAAAAGTGACGATATTATTAATATGGCTAAGGAGTTTCTGAAACAAGCATATAGAGCATATATTGTAACTCCAGAAAGACTAAATTTATTAGATACAAAAATAGACAATAGTGCGCCAACTTCTCTATCACAATTACGATCTTGGTTTGCAGGAGTGAACAGTTTTTACTTAGAAATGTTGGAACAGGTTGAACAGACTACTGCTAGTAGTACTAGAGAAATTATATCTCAAATGGCTACAGGTATCAATAGTAATTTACCGGACCAGCTTAGAGATCTTATTAAAGATTTGTTGAAGAATATGGCATCTAAATCAAGTTATGCTTTAACTATTCCTTGGAGCAATACTAGGCTTGCAGCAAATGCAATTAGAGCAGCAGGAACAGCAAGAGGAAACCCAGTAACTACGGAAGAAATTACTTTATATGATGAATCATTAAAAGCAATCATGCTTTTAAGACAACAAGACAAGTTAAATTATGCTCTTGCTGCAAAGTTTGCTCGTAGTATAAGCTAGGTATTAATATGCGAATAAATGAAATTTTAACAGAACAGGTCCAAGTAGGTAAAAAACATCTTACACATCCAGAAGATCTTGCAGCATTTTATGGCACAGATGGAGCAAATTATGCACTTAATGCCATTATTAATACAGTAAAGAACCCAGCTCAAATAACAATTAAATATGATGGTTACCCTGCTATAGTATGGGGTTGGGATTCAAATGGCAGATTCATTGTAGTTGACAAACATATGTTTGATAAAAAGGATGGGTCTGGTAGACAAATTTTCAGCCCACAAGATTTTATTAACTATGATACAGCAAGAGGTGTAGATCGCAGTGGGTTACATGGTGCAATTGCAAATGCTTGGCAGTCTTTACAACAAAGCACACCTAAAACTCCAGGATATTACTGGGGAGATATGTTATTTGGTAATACATTAAGCCCTGTTGCCCAAGGCAATCAGCAAATGTATGTGTTTAAAGCAAACCCAAGAGGATTAACATATAATATTGATGTTAATAGTGAACTTGGCAGAATGTTACAGGGCAAAACTGTTGGAATAGCGGTTCATCAATTTATACCTGCAACTTCAGTAAGTGCAGAGGACGCAGTTTCCTTAGATGGAACATTGGGCAATTTAAAACCCAAAGGAAATGTTGCGATTATTCCAGCTAAATTGCCTATAACTCCACAACTTAAATTAAATAGAAACCAAATTAATTTTGTAAAAACAACAATCAACAATAACAGTCAAGCAGTGAATGCATTATTTGAAACTATGCCTATTGCTCAAAATACATGGATTGCATCTTTGGTGGGGCCTTTTATTAATCAAGAACTAATTAGAAATTCCAATCTTAATGATATTACTAAAAGGTCTTATAAGTTTATTCTGGACAAGGCACCTAGTAATAGAATGCGTTCTGTATTAGAACCTTGGTTACAACAGCAACAACAAGGATTAGCTGCCATGTGGACAATGTGGGCAGCATTATTTAATTGTAAAAATATCTTAATCCCACAACTAGAACAAGCAGCTCAAGCAAGTCCAGTAAAAGGATATCTAGACACAGGTGTAGAAAGTCAGGAAGGCTATGTGTCTAGTGGAGTTAAGTTTGTGGATAGACTTGGCTTTAGTGCTCAAATACATGCTAAACGATAAAAATTAGTAAAATTGTATAAATAAAATTATGCGGTAACGCACATTTTTAAAGGAAACTAACATGGCAGTTTTTACAAGAACAAATGGTAGTGCAAAAACAGTTGTAAGCGTAGGCAATGTAGCTTTAAGTGCAGAAACAACTGGCGTACCAATTAGTACAGGTATTGGTAAGCCAATTCGTTGTATTGGCTTTACAGCAAATAACAGCGTAGCAGCACAAATGGGAACTGGCGAAGTTGTTGAAGCAGTTCTAGCTTATGTTGGCTTAACTAACACAGTTTTAGCTTATCAGGTAGATACAACCCGTATTAGTGTAGTTATGGAAGATTCATCAGAGACCTTCACTACTGCAAATGCTAATGCAATTATTGATGGCAGAGGTATTACTGGCTTTGGTATCAATGCAGTTACAGATGTTGGATTAAAATTAGCAGCATCCTAAGCTAATAATTGTTATATGCATGACGAAAAGGCACCAATTGGTGCCTTTTTTATTCACACAGAAACAAAAGCATAAGATAAATATTTAAGATATTTCTTGGGAACCATTATGGTTGCAACTACTACGGGTATTGAAAAAATTAATTTAGAAGCTCATGTAGAGTTATGTGCTGAACGATATAAAAGTTTAGAAGAAAAACTAGATCAGGTAGATCAAAGAATAAGCACATTGGAAACACATGTTTTATCTATTAAAGAAGGAATCAATAGTAAAACAGCAGGCATTAATAAACAACTTTTAGCAATTGCAACTACTATTATAGGTGTACTATTAACTGCTAATATAACTTTAATTATAAATTTAATTAACAAATGAAAATAGTTGACCTAACCAAGCCAAAACTTTCTGTATATATAAACAATGAAGAAGCAGATTTACTCAAGCTATTTGACGATGAAAATCCTAAATGGCTAAAAAGAGACTTTGATGATAGACAACTGTTAATAGCAAATCAATTAGTTAACAAAAATATATTAAAAAGAATTAAAGAAGATGGACGCATCGTATTCAAAAGAAGAACTAGGTAAATTAGTTGTAGAGCAAGCAATAAAACATATAGAGTCTTGGGCTGCTCAAGAACTTAAATTTATTACTTATAAACTTAAACGCCCCATTTGTGTACCAATAGGCAAAAATAGTTGGTTAGTAGGGCACTATAGAATAACAAAAAACAAGAAAAAATTATTTTCAGTTTATTCAGGCGATAATTTAATTAACAAATTTAGTAATAAACAAGCAGCATTTTTATTTGCAAGTATGGATAAATTACAACAATACGAACTTTCTCGGAGAATAATGAATAGTGATAAAGATTATTCTAGACTTAGCGAGGAAGTTTTTATACTATTGGCAAAACAAAAACGATACATTAAAACATCAAATTTTTTAAAATTGTCTTTAATAAATGCCAAATTAAGTGATATTAAATTAAAACTTTTATGTGCTAAGAAAGATTTAGAAAAAAACTTAATTAGAGCTAAATATGTTAAAGTCTGGGATTAAAATATTATGAACCTTAACGAATTAAATTATAATAAACAACATAAACTAAACCAACTTATGGAAAGTAGGTTTGGTGTAAAAATTAATTATGGTGGCCTTAGTGTAGCTAAAGCAGAAAAAATGCGTTATCAAATTAATGAGCATTTAATTGGATTACGCAAAACTTATGGTGCAAGCCAACTAGAGACCAATCCTAAATACATGGAAATGCTTTTAGTTAAAGAAGGGTTAACAGAATGGCTTTCTACTCGTCGTCAAATCAATGAAGGCGAAATAGAGGCAGCAGAAGTAGTGTTAGCAGCTAAAGATATGGTAGATAGTATTCAAAACATGTTAGAAGATGCTAGTAAGATGTTAAATGAACAAATGCCTCCTTTATTAGACAGTATTAGAGATCAACTTGGGCCTGAAAAGTCTGATAGTTATAAATCTACAGCAGGACAGGCCTTACAATCATTAATTGATAATCTAAATACAGTAAGACAAAGTTTAGACCAGGGTGCAAGAGGACTTGCAGGCGAAGAAGGTGCCCCTACACCAATGAGTGCAAATTTGCCTCCAGCCGACCTAGGTGACGGCGGTGCAGAAATCGATTTAGAAATTCCAGATAATATTGCAACTTCTACAGCAGGTGAAGGTGGATCAAAACCGTTAGGGCGTGAGAAGCGTTAATGCGCTATTATGAATTTGCTAGGCAGTTAAACGAAGACTTTGATCAAGGTGCATCAAAGTCTTTAATGGATGTTATTACTTACGAAAAATCTAGAATTGATGCGGAAGATGCTAATCCTAGAATAAGTGCAAGCAGACTTATTACTATTATGCAAAATGTAGGTTATGAAAGTTTTAACTTTAGAGATTTAGCTAATGCCTATGCTAAATCTCAAGATCTTCAACAGTTAATTTCTAAACCTGAAAAGAATCAAATGATAGAGTTATTGCCAGATGAAGAAACGGTATCTACAGATCAAGGCACAGATTTATCAGACATGCCCCCTCCAGAAACTGCAATGCCACCTGATCAACCCATGGGCACTATGCAGGTTGGACAACCAGCACAACAGCCAGGCTTAGAAGAACCCATAAGTTCTGAACCGAGCGGACCAATAGAAAGCCCACAAGGCACAGAACAAACGGTATCGGCTATGGCAAAGAAAGCGTTGAAAAGACGCCAATAGTTTTAAGGGTTTCCCCTTAAACTTTAAATATAATGATAAAACCAATTAGAATTTGGCCCGATCCCATATTATTAACTCCTACTCATTTATGGGATCATCAGAACCCACAACTAGAATGTGACCAGTTAGAAAAAGATTTAACTGATACTTTATTAGCGGAAAATGCATTAGGATTGGCAGCTAATCAAATAGGTGTACAATATAGAATATTAGCGATTAATACACAGGATGACAACAACATTAGAATCATGTATAATCCAGTCATATTATATGAAAGCAAAGAAGATGAACTATCCTACGAAGGATGTTTAAGTTTTCCTAAGATTAGATTAGAAATACCAAGAAGCAATTATGTTGAAGTTTCTTGGCGTGATAAACTTAATTATGTACATAGTAGAAGATTTACTGGTATAGATGCTAGATGTATTTTACATGAGATAGACCATTTAAACGGTATAGTTTTTAAACAATATGTAAGTAATTTAAAATTTAACCATGCATTAAAACAAGCCAAAAATTAAAAGTGATAAATCCTAAATTCAATTATAAAACTCTCTCTAAACAAAGTATTGATGGGGCAAGATACTATTGTTTACCTAATGGGTCAAAAGTAGCTAGTGTTACTACTATTTTAGACAAAACAAAACCCTTAGAAGTTAAAAAAAGGCTATTAGATTGGCGTAAAAGTAAAGGTGAGGCTCTTGCTACTCAAATTACTGTAGAAGCTGCAAGTCGCGGTACACGAATGCATAAATGGTTAGAAAACTATATTAAGACAGGAGAATTAGGTCAACCAGGTACCAATCCATATAGTATACAAAGCTATGAAATGGCTAAAACAGTGATAGCAAATGGTCTTAAAAATGTAGACCAATTTTACGGCATAGAGGCCAGTCTGTATTACGAAGGCCTTTATGCGGGCACAACTGATTGTATTGCAGAATGGAAAGGAAATATAGCTATTTTAGATTTTAAACAAACTAATAAGCCAAAAAAAAGAGAATGGATTCAGGATTATTTCCTACAATTATGTGCCTATAGCATGGCACATAATAATACTTACAATACAGATATTAAGGAAGGTATAGTTTTGATGTGTAGTGCAGATAACCAATACCAGGAATTTACTTTAGAGGGCAAAGAATTTCAATTATATTGTGATAAATGGTTCGATAGATTAGAACAGTATTACAGACAAATAAATATAATATAGAAAAGGAATAGCAATGGCCATTGTTCAAATTAGCCAAGTTAAACATCGTAGAGGACTACAGGAAGACTTACCACAATTAGCATCAGCTGAATTGGGTTGGAGTATAGATACAAGACGCTTGTTTATAGGTAATGGTGGTTTGGACGAAGGGGCTCCTGAAACAGGAAATACAGAAATTTTAACTGAATATAGTAATATTCCAGGAGTAACTAGCTATACCCAAACATTAGACGATAATACAGCTAATGTTGCAGTTGCTAATATGGTATTTGATTCTACAGAACCAGGCGTAATGTTAGACTATAGAATAGATAGAGCAGGCAATGTGCGTGTTGGGTCTTTAAGAATAAGCCAATTGTTGACAAATCTAGGTTGGGACGAAGAATATACAGAAACTAACAATATTGGCATTACATTTAATGTTTATACTATTAGTAGCACCTATGCACAAGTTACAGCAACTACATCTAGCACAGGTGTAGATGCTAATCTCACATTTACAGTAAATACAATCAGTTTATAATCAATTAACTCTATGTGGAACGAATTTCCCAGCGATAGGCTTCGCTGGTGGTATAATTTTAGATTAGATATCAATAAATTGCCACTTGCAGAAGCAATAGAAAAAACAAATCATTTATGGGCATACTGCCCATTCCAAAAATATTACTTATTAGTAGATCAATTAGAGGATTGGCCTAATCCTTGGGAATTAATATATGATAATGTATACTGTGATCTTGCTAAATGTTTGGGAATAGTATATACTTTATACTTGACCTCACATCAACCACAGTTAGAAATAAGACAGTATAATGATAAAGAAGCCAATATATTATATAATTTAGTATGGGTCGATCAGGGAAAATATGTTCTTAATTTAGAACATGACAGCGTTGTAAATAAGAAACACATACAATCTTCTTTCCGGTTACAGAAAAAAATAACAATAACAGATTTAAAATTAGAACAAATACAATAGGATCAATCAATGAATATACAAGTTATTAAGCGTGATGGGTCTAGAGAGCCATTAGATTTAGAAAAGTTACATCGTGTAGTTTTTTGGGCCACTAAAGACATCACAGGTGTAAGTGCTAGTGAACTAGAAATCCGTAGTCAAATACAATTTTATAATGGGATTAAAACCAGTGACATACAAGAAACACTAATTAAAAGTGCAGCAGACCTAATCAGTGAGGAAAGTCCTAACTATCAATATGTTGCGGGCAGATTAATTAATTATCATTTAAGAAAACAAGTATATGGAGACTATACTCCGTGTACTGTATTAGAATTGGTTAAACGAAATGTTGAACTTGGCTTTTACGATCAAGGACTTTTAAATGCCTACACAGAATCAGAATGGGAACAAATCAATAGCTTTGTTAATCACGAACGCGACGAACATTTTACTTATGTGGCTATGGAACAATGGCGTGGCAAATATTTGGTACAAAATCGCGTTACAGGACAGATCTACGAAACTCCACAAATGGCCTATGTTTTAATATCGGCTACACTTTTCCAAAGCTATCCAGCAGAAACAAGATTAAATTGGGTAAAAGATTATTATAACGCAATTAGCGGCCATGATATTAGTTTACCAACACCAGTAATGGCAGGAGTAAGAACACCACAAAAACAATTTAGTAGTTGTGTTCTTATTGAAACAGACGATAGTTTAGATAGTATTAATGCTACGGCGAGCAGCATAGTAAAATATGTAAGCCAAAAAGCAGGCATAGGTGTAGGTGCAGGTAGAATTCGTGCACTTGGTAGCCCTATTAGAAACGGAGATGCATACCACACAGGAGTTATTCCATTTTATAAACATTTTCAAACTGCAACAAGAAGCTGCAGTCAAGGCGGTGTGCGTAATGGTGCTGCTACTTTATACTATCCGATTTGGCATTTAGAAGTAGAAGATTTACTAGTATTAAAGAACAATAAAGGCACAGATGATAATCGTGTCAGACATATTGATTATGGGGTACAATTTAACAAATTAATGTACGAAAGACTAGTAAATGGACAAGATATTACCTGTTTTAGTCCTAACGATGTTCCTGATATGTATAATGCTTTTTTTAACGATCAGGATAAATTTAAAGAGCTTTATGAGCGAGCAGAAAAGAATACAAAACTTAGGAAAAAAACTTATAAGGCAGTGGAGCTTTTTAGTAAATTTGTACAAGAGCGTAAAGATACAGGTAGAATTTATCTACAAAATGTTGACCATGCAAATCAACACAGCCCGTTTAATGAGGCAGTTGCGCCAATTAAAATGAGTAATTTGTGTTGCGAAATAGACTTGCCCACTGTACCCCTTAACGATGTTAATGACGAAAATGGCAGAATTGCACTATGCACTCTAAGTGCAATTAATTGGGGTAATGTTCGTAACCCAAAAGATTTCGAAAAAATGTGTACCTTAGCAGTACGAGGTCTTGATGCATTGTTAAGCTATCAGAATTATCCGCTGAAGGCAGCAGCATTGGCCACACAGGAATTTAGACCATTGGGCATCGGTATTATTAATTTTGCATACTTTTTGGCTAAACACGATACCAGTTATAGTGACCCAGCAGCACTTAGTCTAGTAGATGAATATGCAGAGGCCTGGAGTTATTACTTGCTCAAAGCTAGCATAGATCTAGCAGAGGAACAAGGTGCATGTACCCGTTGGCAAGATCTTAAAAGTGCAAAAGGTATTTTGCCTATTGACACAAGAAAAGTAGATGTAGATGACCTTGTGCCACACAAAGAACGCATGCCTTGGGGTCAACTAAGGCAAAAAGTTCAACAGGTAGGACAGCGTAATGCCACACTAATGGCACTAATGCCTGCAGAAACATCTGCACAAATCAGCAATGCAACTAATGGCATTGAACCACCAAGAAGCTATGTTAGTGTGAAGCAAAGTAAACATGGGGTACTAAAACAAGTTGTACCAGAATATCGTAAATTAAAGAACAAATACGAATTACTATGGGATCAGAAAAGCCCAGATGGTTATTTAAAGCTATGTGCAATATTACAAAAATACATAGATCAGGGCATTAGTGTAAATACCAGCTACAATCCGCTATGCTATGATGAAGAAAAAATACCAATGAGTGAAATGATAAAACACATTTTACAATTTTATAAATTTGGTGGCAAACAATTATATTATTTTCAAACATACGATGGGCAAGGTGAGATAGATGTTGATAAATTGTCAGCACCACAAGTAGAAGAAGAAATAACAGAAAGCAGCGATGAAAATTGTGATAGTTGCGTAATTTAAGGGGAAAATATGAGTGTTTTTAATTATAAGAACAAAGCCAAACACACCGAGTCTACAATGTTTTTAGATCCAGAGGGAATGAGCCCTTTGCAAAGATTCGAAACATTAAAATATCGCCAGTTTGAAAAACTAACAGAAAAAATGGTAGGATTTTTCTGGCAACCTACAGAAATAGATCTACTACGAGATGCTAAAGATTTTAAAGAATTAACAGAATTCGAAAAACATATTTTTACTAGTAATTTGAAAAGGCAAATTCTATTGGATAGTGTTCAAGGGAGAAGCCCTAATCTAGCATTTTTGCCATTAGCAAGTATTCCTGAATTAGAAACATGGATAGAAACTTGGGCATTTAACGAAACAATTCATAGTAGAAGCTATACGCATATAATTAGAAACATTTATAGTGATCCTAGCCAAATATTTGATGAAATTCTAAATATAGAACCAATCATTAATTGTGCTAAAGATATTAGCAAATATTATGATGACCTAATTGATGCAAGCCTATTATACCAAACACTGGGTATAGGTAAACATACAGTAAATGGTAAGGAAATTGAAGTAAATCTTTATGAATTAAAGAAAAAACTTTGGCTAGCTATCAATAGTGTTAATGCACTAGAAGGTATTCGTTTTTATGTAAGTTTTGCCTGTAGTTGGGCATTTGCAGAATTAAAGAAAATGGAAGGCAATGCTAAAACAATTAAATTTATTGCAAGAGATGAAAATGTACATTTAGGGTTTACACAGACAATTTTAAAATTATTACCACAAGATGATACAGATTTTGCTAAAATAAAAGAAGAAACAAAACAACAAGTTGAGAAAATGTTTCTAGATGCAGCAAAACAGGAAAAAGAATGGGCAACCTATCTTTTCAAAGATGGCAGTATGATAGGTTTAAACACACAATTGCTGTGTGACTATGTGGACTGGCTTACTTGTAAAAGAATGACTGCTATTGGACTTAATTGTGGTATTAAACCTGGCAGCAATCCTTTGCCTTGGACTGCGAAATGGATTGCTGGGGCAGAAGTACAAGTAGCACCACAAGAGGTAGAATTAAGTTCATATATCATTGGCGGTGTAGTTAGAGATGTGGCTAATGATACATTTAAAGGGTTTTCTCTTTAAAAATTAGATAAGAAAGGAATTCGATGATTACAGTATATAGTAAGGCAAATTGCCCTTTTTGCGTAAATGCAAAAACTTTTTTAAAGAATAAAGGTATAAATTTTGTAGAAGTAAGAATAGATGAAGATGCTGAAGCAAAAGAATTTGTATTAAGTCAGGGGCATCGCACAGTACCACAACTTTATAAAGATGGTAAATTATTTGTAGATGGTGGATATACTGGGCTAACCAAACTAACTGAAAGCCAATTAAAAGCACGGCTAGAAGAATAATTAATTTAATAAAACTCAATTAAAGGAAAAAACATGCTAATCAATAAACAAAAAATTTCGGATGGTGACATTCTTTGTTTCAAACTTGTAAATGGTGACGAGGTAGTGGCAAAATTAGTTTCTGTAGACGATCTTAAATTTACAGTAAGCAAACCTTGCACAGTAATGCCTAGTGCTCAAGGTATAGGTCTTATGCAAAGTCTATTTTGTGGGGATATAAATACTATTGATATTGAACTTCGCAAAGACCATGTGCTTATGTTTGCCCCTGTCATTAAAGAAATGGAAAATCATTATTTAAGTACAGTAACAGGTATAAAGACAGTTAGTAAAGGGTCTATTGTAGTATAAGGAGCGTTATGCCTGGTGGTGTGGTAAGAATAGGTGATATATTTGGGCCTGGTGGTGTAATTGGGCCCCCAATAGCATCTGGCATCTATGTAAATGGAAGACCTGCAGCTTTAGTAGGTGCAGTTTATTCTTCACATCCTTGTTGTGGAGCCAAAAAATGTCCACCAACTCATTGCGGTGGTGCTATAGGTGATGTTCCTGTAGGTGTATTGTTTAACGGAAAGCCGCCTTTAACAAAATCTGGAATAGGATGGTGTAAACATAAAGTAGAGACAGCTAGTCCAGATGTATTTGTGTCAGACGGTGGTATGTTGGGACTAGCAATGGCAATAGCTGGTGCAGCATTAGGTGGACCTGAAGGAATTACTCAGCCAAGCTTTGCTGAACAATTGACACAAAAAATAGCATTTGACATGTTCAATCAAGCACTCTCACAAGCTGGTTATAAATAAAAAATGGCACAAGGCATTCCAGAATATTACTTAGGTGGCACTCCGCAAAGCACTCAAGGGTTGAGTCCACTACAATTAGCATTAGCAGATATTTTAAGAAAAGGGACAGATGTTTCTTTATTTGTAAATCCCGATTTTATAACAGAAATGCAAAGATTTACTGACAGTAAACAAATTTATCCTGCTAATGTAAATGAACAGTATAACTATAACGGAGTTTGGGACGGCTGGAACGACGGGCGACTAGATTCACCTAGCGGATATCAAGGCGCCCGCCCTACTTCATACCCAACACTTAATTTGCCTTCAACAGGTATTACAGGCACAAATTTTATTATCATTGGCGATCAAATATTTGTACAACGAGTTGCTCAAGACTGTGGTCCCGACGAAGACCTAAGATATGAATTAGTGCAAGTGGGAAAAAAAGCAGAAATAGCTGAAGGAACTTTTGCAGTATATGGTAAAATTGTTTATAAAGGGTCATTGGGGTTACCCCAAGATTCTGGTCCAAGTTTTTAATTTAAAAATTAAAGATCAGCATCATGTACACTAATAATGGCAATGGTTATAACTGGTTTGGTGATACAGGGACCTATGGCGGCGTTTTAGAAATAAGAGCAAATAGTGGAGTATATGCTGGTTCATTAAGCAGTCAAGGCAGAATTGTAGCAGAACAATTGAACAATGGTGACTATTTACCAGTTGGAGACCCATTAGTACCTACAACAGAACCTTATAAACCATACTTACCCGGATATTTTGGTCAATATTGGCAAGATCCCACTAAAACCATATTTGGAGCAAATAGTGCAATTCCAGCAATTACTGGTGTTTTGCCTAGTAAATATGGCCAATTGCCTATTCCTCTACAAGGTAGTTTGGTTTATTATATAGACCTTTCTATTTCTAGACTAACAGGCGGTGGAGGGTTAAGCAATAATCAAGTTTTTGACTTATTCTATTTTATTAATAATTTTAATCAGGCTATAACTTGGGTAACAACTTCGAATGAATACATTGAATCTTTAAACCAAGCAGAAAATACTAATTTTGCCTATTACGGATCTAATAATTATACAGACCTTATAACAGGAAATTTTAATGTAATAAAAAATAGCAAATCGGCAATGCTGGCAATTAAAAACATTGGTAAACTAATTGCCACTGTCCCAACTGGACAATTCGGTACCCCTAATGCAGTGGCACAGACTATGTTGGACAATGGGCTAGGCTTTGTAAATAATTTTGCTACAGAGTTAACAGCACAGGGAGTTGATTTAAATAATTTATATAATGTGAATTATACCTCCAGAATTGCTTCTACATTATCTAAGATAACAAATGCAGCAGATTTAATTTTGATACAATCAGTGTTAGAAACTACAGTACCAAGAATGACAAGTCCAATGGACTATACTGATATAGGCAAAGCTAGTGGGATTCCCAATGATGGCCAATTTACAAGAATGCAAGATTTAGGTAAAAAGATTTATGAAATAGCACCTAACCTAGTTTTTGTAATTGGTGCCACATTTGCATCTATGTTGGAAAATTTAAGAACAGACGGTGTAGATCAGATATCCTCTATTAGTTCAACCTCTAGTCTATTAAATCAGGACATTATAGATAGTTTGAGAAGTTACTTGCCACAAAATGCAGACAATCAGACTATAACTGTACTAAATGTAATAGGTGCAGCATCAGGCTACTTATTAGAACCTATGGAAAAAGTTAATAATGGCATTGCAGCACTATATGCTACTAGCTATGGCCCTCAAATAAGATCCTTATTGGAGTTAATTAGTAGAACTAATGCTGGTATAACTATAGATAGTCAAGAACAAAGTTTTGCACAAAATAACCCTAATTATTTTAGTAATCTTTGTGAGCAGTATAAAACACAATATTATAATCTATTAAACACAATTGTAAATGATAAGAATGATAATATTAGTTATATTGTAAGGTTAATAAATGACAATTATGATTTTGTATGTCAACAAATATATTTCGAAACTACAAATTATAGTAAAGCAAATTTTTCCAATATTACTGCACAACAATTACAACTAAATAATGTCAATAGTAATGAAATTATATTTGATTTTGTTACATTATTGCCATTTTATGGTGCTGACAGTTCCAACATAGGTACAGATGCTTTATTGTATGGAATGAGTCAAAATAATACTGGTGGCGATTTAATTAAAGCAATTTTGGCCCAGGCCAAAAATAATCAATTACTGGGCCTATCAGGCGTCAAAATTAATCTTTAATAGTCAAAAAATATTGTAACTGCAATTTATTTGTGTTATAATAGCACAAAGGAGGGAAGTATATTGGAAAAAAAATATATAGAAAGTTCCTTGGCATTCTTAATTAAATGCATTGTTGTAACTGTTTCTTTATTTGGGATTTGTTATGTTGGTAAAATTTATTATGACTACAAACAAGCTGAATTACATAAAGTCCAAACAAAAAATAGTTCTTTTATTCCAACTTTTGATGCAAAGATTAAAGACTTAGAATGTTTAGCTACAAATATATACTATGAAGCAGGAAACCAAAGTTTTGAAGGAAAAGTAGCAGTAGCTCAAGTTACTTTAAATAGATTAAACGATGGTAGATTCGGTAAATCGGTTTGTGAAGTTGTTTATGCCAAAGGGTTAATTAGCGGTAGAATGGTTTGCCAATTCAGTTGGGTATGCGAGAATAAAAGAAGAATCTTAAATACTCAAAGTCCACAATATATAGAAAGTATGCAGGTAGCTAAAAAGGTTTATTTAGAAAATTTCAAATTAAGTGCCCTTACAAATAGTTTATTCTTTCACGCAGATTATGTAGCACCAGGATGGCGTAAAGAAAGAATTATGAAAATCGGCAGACATATTTTTTACAAAGGATAAAAATGAAAATTAATTTCAAGGCTATTGCAGAAAATGTTTTAAATTTTTTACAGGTTCATGTTAGAAAGATTACTGCAGATACATTAAATTGGACTACAGCTATTATTCTTCATTGTGCAACCTTGCCTAATCTTATTGCTATTATTAGTGGGTTAAGTGACAAAATGCCCGATCTAGAAATAATTTTGTTTATTTGGAGCGCATTAACTTTACTATTTGCAAGAGCAATTATTTTACGCGATAGATTAAATATTATTACTATTGGTGCTGGATTTATCACACAAGCAGTACTAATGGCTTTAATAATGTTTAAGTAAAATGAATTACTTTAATCTAAAATATAATCTAAAAACACTTTACGACAGATTAGAATTTCAAGAAATTACAAGTCAACAATTAATTAATCATATAAGAAAAGAAATACCATTTACTGAATGCTCTATTAATCCTGTATATACCATAAGTCTAGAAGAACTCCAATATGATATTACAGGATGTTACTATGCAAGTTATGACTTAGCTGGATTGCCTTGTATAGAATTAGAAATAATGCTACCAAAGATACGAACAAGTTATGAAATTAGCGATTATGATCTTAATAGATCTGTGTGGAACTCAATAATGTTTGATCTAATTAGTGTGTTAGGGCATGAATTCGTTCATATGCATCAATCTAGGAAAAGAAATTTTAATCCAGGTAAAGAGTATAAAAGTAAAATTATGGATCCCAAAATAAAAGAAAATCAAGAGTATTTGGGTATACCAGATGAAATAGATGCATACAGTTTTAGTGCAGCAGCACATATGGCCTATTTTTTACCTAAAGTTGTCTCTTTTCAAGATACAAATGTGTATAATTATTATACAAGTTACTTTAAGAAGTCTGATCCGGTCGTAAAACAATTAGAAAAAAAGTCAAAACAGTATTACAACAAATTAAAAAGGCAATATAATGAAACATGCAGATAATGATATTGACATTGAGGATGAGGATTTCTTAACACATCTTTCTGAAAATGATTTTATTTTCGTTGTGAATTGCGATGGTGAACTTAAAACAATTTTAGTACCAGAAGAATTTGATGCATCACAAACCACTTTACCACCAAATATACAAAAAATGTTTCAAATATTTGGAATTACTGATCTAACTAATCAAACTTTACACTGAAAGGATAAACAATGAAATTCGATTACGGTACCACTCCTAGTGGCTATAAGTCTATTACCTATAATATTAATTGGATGTTGGATACTTTGGCAACACCTAAATCTAATGTAGAAAACTTTAATGATTTCAAAGAAGCAAGACAGGTTATTAATAAAGTTAAATCTAATATTAGAAATGCAAAGTAACACATTTATTTTTGTTTGGGATTGTTATGGACTAGAGTGCTGTTTAAATTTGACAGAGCTAGAACATAACAACTTAATACATATTTTAAAAAATGAAAAATCTAACATTAATGTTATTCTAAATTCTATTTTACTCAGAGCACGATTTAATCCGCAAAGACATTATGAAATCTATACTTGTGAAGTGCAAGAAGGCATAGATCAAAATGATTTAAAAAATATGTTTGACTCTAATCCACAAAAAGCAGCAAACTTAATTAGAAATTTAGGGTCGAAAATTTATAGTGATAGATTCGAACAAGAAAAAGTTTTAATAACATAAATTCAGTGTAGAAAAACACTAAATATATTCTATAACTCTGAATAAATTATGGTATTTGGTTATTTTACCCTTGTGGTTGCTGTACTAATAAGTGCAATTGCTGCTTACTATAGCATAGTAGGGTTGGCAAGTTTATTTGCCGCAGCCTTAGTTCCTGTAATCATCATGGGGGCAGTATTAGAAATCGGAAAAGTCACTGCTGCGTTATGGTTAAAACTAAACTGGAATAAGTCTCCGTTTACATTCAAATTGTATCTTGTACCTGCAGTAGCAATTTTAATGTTTTTAACTAGTATGGGTATATTTGGATTTTTAAGTAGAGCCCATTTAGAACAAACTAGTACAGGTCAGGAAAGCCAAGCTCAAATACAAAGATTAGATACAGAAATAAATCGCAGAACTGATATTGTAAAAAGAGCAGAATTAAAAATAAAAGAACTAGAAAGCACAGGCACTGGTCAAGATGCACAAATTCAAAGTCAAATTGATCGAGAACAAGTTAGAATAGACGCAGCACTAAAAAGAATAGAACCTGCTATTCAAGAACAAAATGATTTAATTGGTAGTCAAAATAAAATATACCAAGATCAATTACTTAAAATAGATCAAGATTTATTAAGATTACAAACTAATTTAGATAAAAACGATATTGCTGCTGCACAAGCACAAGTAGGCGTACAGCCTGATGGCAGAATAGGTCCAAGATCTCAAGCTGCATTTAAAGAATATAGAGATAGACTAAACTTACAAAAAACAGAGATTATTTCACAAATAGAACGAAGTAATAATAATCCAGTAGTACAAAACGCAAGACGAGAAATACAAAGAATAAGAACTACAGCCGAAACTCAAATTAATGAATCTAACCAATTAATTAATCGTTTAAGATCACAATTAGGTAAAGGTCCTTCTACTAATATAGATACATTAATAGACGAACAACAAACACGAATTAAAACCGCAAATCAAGATCTAGAACAATTCATTGAACAAAAATATAAGTTAGAAAGTGAATTTAGGCGACAAGAAGCTGAGTTAGGACCAGTAAAATATATTGCAGAACTAGTATATGGTGATAATCCAGATAAATCTTTATTAGAAAGTGCTGTAAGATTTGTTATTATAATCATAGTAATAGTATTTGATCCATTGGCTTTAGTCCTTATACTTGCAGCACAACAAAGTATAAGATGGGCTAGTGACAGCAAACAACATCCACAACCTAAAGAAGATAAACTATCAGATGTAACAGAAGAGGAAATAGTAAAGGAAACTTCTTTAGAATATTTAATTAAACCGTGGAACCATATTGGCAAATTACAGCCATTAGTAGCAGAACCTAGCATTAAAGTATTGGGAAATTGTTCTATTTGTCAAAGTGAATTAATAGATGCCGGAAATATAGGTGCTTTATGTTCAAATGTAACTTGCACATCATATAATTTAAATAACACCATAGTGGTAGATCAAGACAAAGAAGAATTCCTAACAATAAAGGCAAATAGTACTCAAGAGATTAGCGTTATAGCAGAAGAAAATGCCACTGTAGAGAAAATTACAGAGGCAAAAAGAGGGTTTAAAGCCCCATCAATAAAGATTCCTGAAACTCTAGATTTAACTAAAAAATTACAACCAGTACCAGATAATATAGTAAATACTCAACAACACGATGATAATCAATCAAATGAAAAAACCTAAAATATCAATTATACTACCAACTAGAAAAAGAACAGAACTATTAGTAAAAAGTATAAGCAGTTTATTAGCAAATGCTGCAGATACATCAAACATTGAAATATTAATTGCATACGATTCTGATGATGATGAAAGTAAAACATTTTTTCAACAAGTATGGGCAGATTTTATAGCACAAAGTTCAGCAACAACAAGAATATTTGAAGTTGAACGATTTGGTTATTTAAATCTAAACAAATATGTGAACCTACTAGGTGAAAATGCATCGGGAGATTGGATTATGTTTTGGAACGATGATGCATATATGTTAACTGAAAATTGGGACGAGCTTGTAATAAAAGAAACAGGTTGGTTCGGTCTAGTTAGAATTCCCTGTAGTAATATGAATCATCCTTTCGCACTGTTTCCAATTATCCCAAGATCATGGATAGATGTATTTGGTACTATAAGTCCAGTGGCACATAGTGATTGGTGGATCTATCATGTAGCAAAAAATGCAGAAAGAATTAAAGACATAAATGCTTTAGTATATCATGACCGAGCTGATGTAACTGGTAATAATAATGATATAACTTTTCAAGAAAGAAGCTATGATGCAGATGGAAAAAATCCAAATAATCCCAATGACTATACACATCCAGATCGTTTAGAAGATCTGCGTACTTGGATTGAAAATTTAAATAATTATCTTACCATAAGTAAATAAAAACATGACAATTATTTACACTCATCCAGATATAGATTATGACCCATCTAGAACTAAAATATTAATTAGAAACTGTGATTGGTCATTTGAAACAGTTCAAAAAGTAGTTGATAGTTTAAGTGATAAAAAATATGATATATATCTATATCATGATTCTGTAAATGATTATCAGTATTGTGAAGGTATACGCACATTAAGTAAAAAGGTTTATGATTGGCAACATCATAAACATAAAGACCCAATCGAATGGATAAAGGAAATAGACAATGAGTTCTGATGTTTTTAAATTATCTGGTACAAAGGTATATGTACATGATGGTAATATTGAAAAAGCCATTAAAAAGTTTAAGAAAAAAGTAAATGATAATGGCATTTTACAAACATTAAGAGAAAAAGAGTTTTATGAAAAACCAACTAGTGCTAGAAAAAGACTAGCAGGCGTTGCAAGAAATCGTTGGCGTAAAAAACTAGCAGCAGAAGCTTTGCCCAAAAAAATGTATTAATGTACATAGAATTTGACCTAAAAAAAAATTTTGGTCCAATGGTACAAGTAGAAATACAGCAATGGGCTGAACAGTTCAATATTCAGTATAATATCAAAATTAATAAACAAATATTAAAATTAACTTTTGTAGATAATGAATTATATTCATTTTTTTGTTTAACTTGGAATCCTAAACATAATTGGACCTACAAATTAATTGAACCTTTAAAAAATTGACATAAGAACAATTTTCATGTATAAATATATTTGTAGATGCTCATTAGAGGTCTACAGTCATTAACTTGCTTAAGAAAGGAGATAAAAAATGACAAACTTTTCACTTCGTACTCTAGACCTACCTACACTTCATCGCCATGCAATTGGATTCGATCGAATTTTCGATGAATTAAATCGCACTTTTGCTAATAGCAAAAATGATGGCAATTATCCTCCGTATAATGTAATTAATTTACCAGAGGATAAATTTATTATTGAAGTAGCGGTAGCTGGTTTCGAGGAAAATGAACTTGATGTAGAAGTTAGAGAAAACATTCTCACTATCAAAGGCACTAAAACTACTGATAAAGATGTTAACTTAGACTATTTACATAAAGGTATTAGCGACCGTAATTTTACTCGTACATTTACATTGAATAGTGATATTCATGTTAAAGGTGCCACAGTAAAAAATGGTATCCTAGCTATTGCACTTGAGCTTATTGTTCCTGAGGAACAAAAGCCTAAGAAAATTGCAATTGCATTCCAGAAATAATTAACTGGCATGGGGGGAGAAATCTCCCCATGATATAAATGACAGATGCAGATGTAAAAACTCCCACAAAAATTAAAAACAAAATTAATATTCATGAACCTAGCAAATATCATGTAATTTACATTAATGATGATGTAACAACTCAAGAATTTGTTGCTGAAACTCTTATTAGTATTTTTAACTATAGTTCTATTGAAGCAGAAGAAATGACAATGAAAATTCACCATGAGGGAAGTGCAGTTGTAGCAACTTTAAGTTATGAGCTTGCAGAACAAAAAGGAATAGAAGTTACAGTTCTTGCCAGAAATCATGGTTTCCCACTTGCAGTAAAAATAGAACAGGAATAAAATGAGTACATCAATAATGTTAGACATTGAAACTCTAGCCACAACTCCAGATGCAGTTGTTTTAAGTTTCGCAGCAGTAAAATTTAATGAATTTAATGCACAAGAAACTTATATAGATGAAATTAATGTAGCATTAGATGTGGACGAACAGATTAATTTAGGCAGAACAGTAAACCCTGAAACATTAAACTGGTGGGCGACTCAGCCTAAAGAAATTCAAGAAGCAGCATTCGCCGAAGATAGAATTTCCCTTAAGCAATTTACAAAATTACTTAATAAGTTTATAGTAGGTACAGATCGTATTTGGGCACAAGGTCCTGTGTTCGATATTGCAATTATGGAAAATCTTTATAGGCAATTATCTTTACCTATACCTTGGCAATATTATAATATTCGTGATAGCAGAACTATTATTAAAGCTTTGGGTTCTGAAATAAGACATGAGCGTATAAATGCACACGATGCATTATCTGATTGTAAATTCCAAGCAGGTTATATTAAAAAAATAGTTGCAAAATACAAATTGCAAACATTATAACCTTTTTTATAATAAATACTGCTATGACAATAGCAGAACTAAAGCAACTTGCGGGCATTAATAAAGGCCCTAAATTTAACCCTGAAGGTATTAATATAAGCCGTTCAGGTACAGAGCTGCGCCAACTTGAAAAAAAGTTAGGACTTAAACCAGGAGATAAGGATTGGTTCAAACTATGGTTTAGTAAACCTTATTGGACAGGGTTTCCAACTGGATTTAGAGGCAGAAAATAACTCCTATAAAAAAGGTTAAAATGAGAAATTTTATTAATTTAATAGAAAAAGAATTATATGAAAGTAGAGGGCTGGGTGCCAGAAAACCTGGTGAGGAATTTATAGGAGCAACTAATCCAGAACAAAAAATTTACTTTGACACTGTAACATTTTATCCAGTGGGCGGCGTTTCATATGATTCATATGAACAAATGGTAGAAGAACTAAAAAGAATAGTGACCAGTTATAAAGGTACTAGTATTGATTTAATTAAAAAATTCACTTTACAGGATAGAGCTTTTGGTATCGCAGAATTTACAGGTCCAAATAAAGAGAAATATGCTTGGGTAAAACCTTATAAGTCAGTAAAATTAGACCCAACACTAAACGACTGGAATAATCAAACAGGAATTCCAGGATTTAAGTACAATAGTAAAGCAGCAGCAAAAACGCAGGTTGGATTAACTCCTCAAGATATTTTAACAAAGCCTAGTGAGCTAACTAGACAAGATATAGTGGCACAAATAAGTGATAAATTTGGTGCAGATAGTCCGCTTACACTAGTAGCACAGGCAGTGGCATCTGGGCAACCTTTCCCAATTACAATAGCAGCAGTTCCTAGTATAGGATTTAGCGCATTTAGAGATTATTTCTGTGAGTTGTTACACCCAATGGCTTTACAGACAGGCAAAGTAACCGGAAATGCCCAACAGGCTGCAGCAAGATTTTTAGGCCCAAATGGCTTTGCAGATTGTTCCATTAATTTTGGTACAGATAAAACTGAAGGTCTTAGTGATAGTATTCTAATTAGCCAGGACGGTAAAAAAATAAAAGTGAGCAGTAAAGGCGCTACCGGAGCTGAGGCTAGTGTAAAAAATATTATAGATGTAATTAATGAACTTAAAGCCGCTAATCCACAATTAGCAAAAAAACATAAAAAAATAATTGATATAATTGATAAAGTGGTAGAAGGCAAACAGGCTAATGCACCTCTTAATTTAGGAATTGAATTTAATATCATTAGCGAGTCAGACGCCAATGCAATTAGACAAATGAAGAATATGGCACCCACAGATTTAAAAGCAGTAGATACTTTAGATATAAGTTCTAAACTGAAAAATCTCATGCTGCAAAGAGAAACAAAAGACAAGTCTAATGTTAACTTATACTTTCATTCTTTGGCAGCAGTGGCCCATAAAGTAGCTAAACACATAAACGAAAATACAAATTTTAGTGATGCAGCTAGTGAAATACTTAATAATGCAGCTTTAATACAGGTGTATACTATAGCACAAGAACAAACAGATAGGTGGACACTNAAAGAATTTAATAGTAAATGGCCCAGCAACGATACCACTGGTGTTTTGTTNAGTGCAGGGAAGACCTATTATAGTACAGGTATTAAAGGTAACTTTACATTCAAAATATTAAGAAACGGTGCAGTGCCTACCGAGGAAGATAATACTGAAATAGGAGATCTTCCTGAAAACCCCACAAAGTCTAATAAACAAACAGTTCCCTTAGATCTAAGGCCAACTGCAGTAAAAAATAAAGACAAAAAGGTTAATGTGGGGCGAGAAAAAAGATGAAAGCTATAGAAGTTACTGAAGCAAGTAAGGCCGAAAAAGATAGGCAAAGAAAGGCACAAGCAATACGCGATAGAGAGCGTGCTCAGTTCCAATTACAACAACAAGATTTAAGATTAAAACAAGCAATAGAATTAAGACGACAAGCTAAATTAAAACAACTTCAAGCAAAAATTACACCTAAACCAAGTCCTGAAAAAGAGACAGGCATTTTTAGCTCACCTGAATTTAGTGCATATAGAATAGATAATGATACAGAAAAAGGATTATATTTAAAATTTGAACCAATAGGTCAAAAATTATTTGTATATTGGACAACAAAATATAATAGAAACTTAGAGATTATATCTAAAACTACAGGTCTTTTTAAGCCTTTAGGTCAATTTACAGGTACAAGTAACGAAAATGCCTCTTTAATAAGACTAATTAACGAATTGCTACCAAATGAAGAATATATACACATTATATTAGACAAAAATGTTATAAATTTATTTCCAGGTTTACAAAACTTTGCAAAGTATATTACTTACCTAAAGAAAAACACTCCTTTTGGCAAAAGGAAAGATGTTAATAACGAAATAGAAGAAACAGTCACTTTAGAAATAATTTAAAATTGATTAATAATAAGCTAATTGAATTCTATTTTGACCAATATATTTTATGGAGTTTAATGTTTTATTATTACCCTTTATATCAACTAGGCCAACAAGATGAATGGACTAAAATGGGTATAACTTTAAATGGTGCAAGGCCAATTAATTAAATAGCTACTTTTTATTAAAATAATTTTTGGTAAATAATTTATGGAGAAGAAGAATGAAACCAAAAATTACAAAATTCTTCTATTGTATTATAGTTGTGCCGTGTATAGTTGTGCCGTGTATAGTTTGGGCAGCACCCATTGCTGACTTTAGTTTTAAAAGTCCTAGTTTCAGTGGTATTGGTTATAGCAGTCATGTTTTAACCATTGAAAATCAAGAGGCTACAAGAAGAAAAACTGTAGCAGATAAAATTCAAGCAGAAATAGACAAAATTAAAACAGCTGAACAAAATAGTAATATCAATAAGTTTTTAAACAATTTAGAATCAAGGGTATATGCTCAAATAAGTCAAAATTTAGCCACTGCCATGTTTAAAGATGGAGGAGCTAATAGTGGTATCTTTACATTTGATGCAAGCACAAATACACAAATAGCTTGGGAGAAGAACAGTCTAGATGGCACTATTAAACTTACAGTTTCGGGACCAGGAGTCAATTCTGTAATTGTGGTACCGTTGGGGCAGTTCCAATTTTAGAATGCATGGACTATTAATTGTATTTTTATTATTTTTATCTGGTTGTGCTTTAAATCAAAGAACAGGTGATTCACAAACGAAACCAGAAATTTCAAAATCCATTATGCAAAGAGAATTGGAGAATGTTCCTTTACCTGCTAGTGGTAAACCAGTTAGTGTAGCAGTATACAGTTTTCAAGATAAAACTGGTCAAAGAAAACCACAAACCAATGTAGCTAGTTTAAGTTCTGCAGTTACACAAGGAGCAGAAGCTTTCTTAATTAAAGCTTTACAAGATGTTGGTAATGGTGCGTGGTTCGAAGTAGTGGAAAGAGTTGGACTAGACAATATTACAAAAGAGCGTCTAATTATAAGACAGATGAGAGAAGCTTATGAAGGCACTAATGCAAAGCCTTTAATGCCTATGCAATTTGCAGGAATTATAATAGAAGGCGGTATTATTGGCTACGATTCCAGCACAAAATCGGGCGGTGCAGGTGCTAGATGGCTAGGAATAGGCACCCAAACTCAATATAGTGAAGATGTGGTAACAGTAAGTCTTAGAGCAGTAAGCGTTAATACTGGTAAAGTATTGATAACTGTGACAGTGCAAAAAACTATTTTGAGCACAGCAGATAGTACAAGTATGCTGAAATTTTTTGATTTAGGGACACGAGCATTCGAAGCTGAAATGGGCTTAACCATAAACGAACCTGGTACTTATGCAGTAAAAACAGCAGTTGAAGCGGCTGTAATAGAATTGATAAAGGAGGGTCAACGCAAAGGGGTATGGAATTTCAAAGAACACAAACAAGGAACTGATTAAGGAAAAATTAACTTAATCTTAAACAAAGATGATGAAAATAACTAAGATATTGATTTCATTATTAACAACATTTGCTGCATTATCATTTGCTGCAGATAATAGTATATATATAGATCAAGCAGGCGATAATGCAACTATTACAATTTTGCAAGATGGCGCAAGTAATCGTGTGAGAGGCATTCAGGGTGTTGGTACTGGTAATACTACCCCTGCTAAAATTAATGGTGATGCAGTTAATATTGATATTCAACAGATCGGAAGTGGCAATATAGTAAACATGGGCATTGTTACTACAACAGCAAATGGAAGTAATCCCACAAGTCTTACATATGTTGTGACTGGCAGCAACTCTACAGCTACATTCGATCTTAATAATAGTGGTGCGGGCACAAATCAAAGTTCAACTTTAAACATATCACAAACAGGTGACGGTGGTATTACTAATTTAAACATTTTGGGCGCAAACAATACTATGACTTCTACGCAAAGTGGAGGTAACAACAACAAATTAGTTGCAACTATAAATGCAAATACCACTACAACTAATATTAGTCAAACAGGTGGCGGTGGCAATGAAACTACCCTAAATTTAACTGGAGATAAGGGCACTGTTAACATAACCACAGTAGGCGCAACTAATATTACAGGTATTACACAAACTGGCGGCGGAGCTAACGGGCATAACACAACATTAAACTATACTGGTTCAAGTAATAATACTACTATAAGTCAAACTGGCACCATAGATACTACAGTAAACTTGAAAAGTGTAGGATCAGGAAATACATTTACAATGACTACACATAATTAAATATGCGTATATGCAACCTAAGTGCCTTACTATTGCTGATTATATCCTGGAATTGCAATGCAGGGATAGGGCAAGTTACGGAACAACTGAACACTCCCGCTACCATACAACGCAAGAGCAACACATTACCGGGCACCAAGGGCCAACAAGTGGAAATGTCGGACTCGATAAGAACTCAACAGGGAAAGATAGGAATAACATTTGAAGATAATACTAAAGTCCAAGTAAATGAAAATAGCAAACTTGTTATAGACGAATTTGTATACGATCCTAACACTAAAGGCGGCAAACTTGGAGCAAAAATTGCATTAGGCACAGTTAGATATGCAAGTGGTCAAATAGCCAAATCTACTCCACAAAATGTGGCTCTGAATACCCCAACCGCTACAATTTCTGTAAGAGGAACAGATTTTACTGCTACAGTAGAGGAACTAGGACAAAGCACAGTGATATTGTTACCCAGTTGCCCAGATAATAAACCTACCAGAACAAAAGCAGATATAGAAAGCAATTGTGTTGTAGGAGAAATACAAGTAGAAAGTGATGCGGGAATTGTAATTTTAAATCAACCATTTCAAGCAACAAGAGTAGAAAGTAGAAGCAATCCACCTTCAAGGCCTGTAATATTAAACTTGTCTGAAGATGCAATAGGCAATATGCTTATATTAAGCCCACCTAAGGAATTAAAGGATAATAAACAGACACAAACATTACAAAGAAGCTATTTAGATGTAGATTACCTTGCTGCAACTGGGCTAGAAAATGCATTAGATAAAGTACAAATGCAAATATGGCAGGATAAATTAAGCTACACCTTTTTAGATACCAGCTTTTTAAATAATGTATTTGATATTATTGCAGATGCTTTGAATGAAAAATTATTAGATGAAGTAGATACCGTACTTCCTGACTANAGAAGAAGCACAGGAGTAATTGCAGTAAAAGATGAACCATTTGTTACTTTATGCAGAGACGGCGGCGGNGATCAGCAATGTGTNACTACACCAATAAATCAAAGTGCTACATTAATTCAAACTCAAGGGTCTATTACTATAAAAAATCGTATTAATCAGGGAACTGGTACAGTAATTACATTAATACAAAGATGAAAATTTTATTGTTATTTTTTGTGTGTTTAAATGTATATGCTGCCGATAATACTATCTATATTGATCAAGTAGGAAATAATAATCAAATTACTATTACCCAAACTGGGTCTCCAAATAATGTAGGCGGGGTAAGTCAACAAGCAGCACCATTAAATGGAGACGCTAATCAGATTTCTGTAACTCAGGATTCTTCCAATCAATTTAAAATGGAAATTACAGGCGATTATAATAACTTGATCGCTACACAATCCATAACTAACATTGTAGAAACTACTATAATGGGCAATAACAATACATTAAACTTTCAACAATTACATTCTGGTAATAAAGCAATTATTGCAGCATTAAATGGTAATAATAATAATGTGGATGCTACTCAACAAGGATCAGGCCAACATCAGCTTACCCTTACATTGACAGGCAATGGTCATCATGTTACTACAAATCAAAAGGATTCAGGCAATCATTCAGCCACAATTAATTTGACAAATGCGGGCGGAGCTGCCACTGTAAATCTTGTGCAACAGGGATCCTCCAATCAAAATTATTCATTAATACAAAGCTGTTCTATGTTAGGTGGCTGTTTAACAACTATAACTCAACAATAAATAATATACAAACTTAATTAAAATGTTAAGAATATATATTGGTATTGCAATTTTTATTTTAACCGGAGTGCCGTTTATTTTATTAGGAATAACACAGTATCAATCTTATCAAAATCATAAAAAAATAAAAGAAGTTATAGAAAGATTAGATAAAGCCAAAGATGAAAAAATTTTTATGCCTAATCCTCCACCATTGCCGGTTTGTGGAAAAGGTGAAAAAAATAATAACTGTAGACAACTATCAGCAGATGAGACTGGTTCTACTGTAAGAGGAGTTAGGGATGAAGAAATTAAGCAAGATTAAAAAAATTATAATTTCCCCATGGACCGCACTTTTAACTTTATCCTTAATAATTTGTGTTAGAGTGTTAGATCCTTCCTTTGTAGAAAGCATTAGACTAAGATACTTTGACCAACTTATACTATCCAAACCATCACAAACTAATAATATCTTTACTGTTAATATAGATGAAGAAGCATTGGCGAAATACGGTCAATGGCCATTGCCAAGGGGAGAATATGCACATATTATTGAGGATCTTTATAGAAGGAATGCTGGCCTTGTTGTTTTCAATATTCTTATGCCTAATCCTGATAGAAGTGGACAAGACAATCAGCTTGCCGCTATATTATCTAAATATCCAGTAATATTGCCCAGTGCACCCAGTGATCAAACAAGAAATAATCCCAGAAATCCTGGAAGTGTAGTTTTAGGGCCAGAGCATTTAGATCAAATTGTTAAATATCCTGGACTAATAGCTAATATACCTGAATTAGAAAATAATGCAGCAGGCATAGGTATTGTTAATACTTTACCAGAGTTAGATGGTGTGAATAGAAGGGTACCACTTGTAATTACTGTAAATGGAAAAATATACCCTAGCTTATCGTTAGAAACTTTACGAGTATTAGCAGACGACAATACTGTACAAGTAAAACTTAATGAAAATGGCGTAGAAAAAATGCGAATACCAAAGTTCGGTCCAATTGCAACAGACAATTTGGGTCGTATTTGGATAGATTGGAGTCAACAAACACAAAGCGTAAGTTTGATGAATTTGCCCAATAGTTTTGAGGGTGCAATAGTTGTAGTTGGAGTTACTGCAGCTGGTTTAGCTAATCCTGTTCCAACGAGTAAGGGCGCAGTATATCCTCATGAAGCACAGGCAGGCATAATTGCTACTATGATTAACGAAGTAACAATTCAAAGACCAGATTATGCAGATGGTTTAGAAATTATAACATTAGCAATTGTTGGGATCTTATTATTATTTTTAACAAGGTGGATATATGTTGGATTGGCGTCAGTTGTTATTTTGGGGATCAGTGGTGTTTTGGTTAGTTATTATGCTTATCAGTCCTTTTTATTCCTTTTTGACATTACTGCCCTTACTGGCAGTACATTATTGGTCAGTCTTCACGCATACGGAGTAAAGTTTGTCAGTGAATACCTACAAAAGCAACAAATTAAAAAACAATTTGGCAGTTATGTAAATCCTGTCATTGTTGAAAGATTACAAAAAAATCCAGACCTTATAAAATTAGGGGGCGAAGAAAAAATGCTATCAGTAGTAATGACTGATATGAGAAACTTCACAGGTTTAGGTGAAAAATATGGAAAAGATGTTGAGGGCTTTACTGCAATTATGAATGAATACATGACTGCTATTAGTAAACCTGTATTTGTAAACGACGGATGTTTAATAAAATTTATTGGGGACGCATCTTTACACATACATGGTGCACCATTAGACGACGACAGACATGCATATAGGGCAGTAAAAACAACAATTGAAATGATCAAAGCTGTGGAGGAATTTAACAAACATCTTATTAGTATAGGCAAACCACCAGTGGGTATGGGTGCAGGTGTCAACACTGGTAAAATACTTGTAGGAAATATAGGCAGTGAAGGTAAAATGGGATATGATGTGTTGGGAGACCCTGTATCTGTGGCCAGTCGTCTCGAGGGCCAGACTAAAGGGTACGGAGTATTAATTATAATAGGCCCAGATACATATAACGAAATAAAGGATGATTTCTTTTGCTTAGAGCTAGATTGTATTGCAGTAAAAGGAAAAGCAGTAGGTTTAAACATTTATACTCCTTTATTGCAAACAAGTCCAGACACAATACACCATTATAAAATTGCAAGAACAGTACATGATGATATGTTAAAAGCATATAGGCTACAAAATTTTGATCTTGCAATAAGTATTTGTAAGGAATTAATTGGGAGTTTTGATGGGCAAATGGACCATAGTTATGAACTATGGATAGAAAGATGCAAAGAAATGAAAACTGTTAAATTGCCCAAAGATTGGGACGGGATTTATAGAGCTACAAGTAAATAATTAATCTTTACCTTTTTCATTAGCTGTAAAAGGTTTATTAGGGTCAGGCGGTTGTTTTTTGTCCTGTTCAGTTTCAGCAATTGCTTTTTTAAACTTTTTATCAGCCTCACTGTCAACTTTCACTGCTTCTAAAACTCGTTCTGATTCTATAATTTTTCCTCTTAGATGAAGTACAGTATTAACTTTTTGATTCAGTCTAATTAAATCGTTATCTAACATTCTAATACGATCTATTAATGCGATAAGAGTAGTATTTGCTTCACTTAAAACAGGTTTTATTTCTTTAGTTGCCCAAGTCCAGACATAAAATATGAAATATCCCATTCCCCCTGCTGCAACAATAGGAAATCCATATCTGTTAATTAAGTCAACTATGTCCATAGTTATTACCGTCTAATACAAATTGCATTAATTTATCCATTTTACGAAATATAATTTTACCGTTATATTCCTGTATTTGCCAATAATCGCCTGGATTCCAATTTAGCTTAATAGTATCTATTTCACTATCAGGTATAATAGTATCTTGAGAAAGGTCCCATGTATAATCTATATAAAGCATTGATTTTAGTCCCTTCGAGCATCATTTTTGCCATCTGCTCTAGCTATTCTGTCTACATCAGGTCGTAAACCTAAGGCATTACTTACCACTGTATCTATTCTTATAACATCATGATTCATCGTTTTCACACGATTGTCTAGTGCACCAATAATTCCTTTAATTCCATTGACACTACCAGTAACACCTGCTAAAATAAACTTTAATGTTAAAAAGACAAAATACCCAGCACCAAGTGCTGATGCTATGGGAAATCCAACTTCTGCCACTAATTTAAAAAATTCTCCCATACGACCCTCTTTTTAAGTATTTATTTTGAATTACCTTTTTTTCCTGTTAAATAAAAAAATACATATACATTAATTCTATGGAGAATATATGCAAGTCGAAAGTAAAAAAATTGGCTTTGTTGGTATTGGAAAACTAGGCCTAGCATGTGCACAAGTTATGGCAGCAGCAGGGCATTCAGTTACAGGATATGATATCCATCCTAGAACCAGCGAAACAGTAAAAGTTGTAAAAAATTTAAAAGATGCTATTCAGGATAAAGAAATTATCTTTATCGCTGTTCAAACACCTCATGATCCAGTCTATGATGGTAGTCAACCCATAACCCATTTAGAAAACAAAGATTTTGATTATACTATTGCAAAAGATGTCCTAAAAGCAGTCAATAAATTTGTAAAGTCTGATCAAATGGTAGTATTAATTAGCACAGTGCTACCTGGCACAACACGCCGAGAGCTTAGAAAATGTATTACAAACGCAAGATTTGTATATAACCCATATCTTATTGCTATGGGCAGTGTTGAGTGGGATATGGTTAACCCTGAAATGGTTATTATTGGCACAGAGGACGGTAGTGAAACTGGAGATGCTAAAGAGCTAATTGATTTCTACAAAGGCTTTATGCAAAACGACCCAAGATATGTAGTAGGCACCTGGGACGAAGCAGAATGTATTAAGATTTTCTATAACACTTTTATCAGTGCTAAGGTTGGCTTAGTTAACATGATCCAAGATGTGGCAATTAAAAATGGAAATATTGATGTTGATGTAGTGACTAATGCCTTGGCCGCTAGCAATATGCGTATTATGGGCCCTAAATATATGATAGCAGGCATGGGGGATGCTGGCCCCTGTCATCCAAGAGACAATATTGCACTACGATGGTTAGCTGATAAATTGGAATTAGGGTATGATTTATTTGATGCTATCATGCATGCCAGAGAAAAACAAGCTAGACTAATGGCTGAAGTTTTAGTAAAAGAAGCTAAAAAAATGAGTCTACCAATTTACATTCATGGCAAAGCATATAAACCTAATGTTCATTATGTTGATGGTAGTTATAGTTTACTAGTTGGCTGGTATTGTAAAGAGCTAGGTATTGACCCAATTTATATTGACCCATTGACGGAATTTAATATTCCAGATAGTGTTAAAGGCATAGTTCTTTTGGCCCATAATCAAAAAATAACCTATGGGTATAGTGGTGTAACTGATGAACAGCCTTTATATTGTAAAATTGAAAAAGGTAGTATTGTTGTTGACCCATGGAGAACATATAAAGCAGGCTCAGGTGTAAAAGTAATACATTACGGTAATACAAGAGGACAATTACTGTAAATGTAGCATGATCCCGTAAGGTTTAGTGTTTAGATAAATATTACGGGATCCTTAATATGAATTCATTCGAACAATATTCTAATATTATTTTACAAGCTTTCTTACTTCATGGAAAACAGCAAGAAGTAATTGAACGCAAACAAGAAATAATTGCTAAAATATCTGATTCTTATAATGAGGATTTCCAAAAAATATTATTTGTAGGTTTTAATCCAGCAATTTTTGCCCTTAAAAACAGAGATTTATATTGTATACAAATAGATCAAAAAGGGTTAGATTATTTACATTCAAATAAAATTAAAATAAAACCTTTGACTGCAATTAAAGAAAGATTTGATTTAATATTTGCAGTGGACGAATTTTTTACTTTTGTAAACGACGAAAATCAACAAAGAGAATTAATTAAAAACTTTTGTAGTATTACCAATAGTTGTATAGTGACCACTTTAAAAGATTATAAAAACATTGATTTTAAATCGAGAGAATTTAGTGAGCCTGCTATTATTAGAAGTGAAAACAATATGGATTCATTTACAGAAATACATAATTGGAATCTTAATGATAGATATAGTTACGAAACATTTACATACCATTTAAAAAAGAATAGTGCAGAACATATGGGTACTTTTAATAGAAGAACACTTTTCTTTAAACAATTAGCTAAAATAACTAGCGATGCTGGATCTACAAACTTCCTTGTTCATAAAAACCTTATGTATAAAAGTTTAATTAAAAAAAATTATGAACATGTCATTAGTATTGATTTCAAATAATTTGACTTTAATATAAAAATATTTTAACATTTAACATACTTTCAAATAGGTTAACATGACAAAAGATACATTGAAATGGANTTTAGAAGTTGTAGAAGATCCAGAATCTGGTGAGTTGCTTTTACAATTTCCAGAAGAGTTTCTAGATATGCAAGGCTGGAAAGAAGGCGATATCCTAGAATGGGAAGATAACAAGGATGGCACATGGTCTTTGAAAAAAGTCTACTGAAATTTCGTCCACAAGATTATCATAGAGGGCGTTGGTTGAAATGGCATCGATCTTCAGGTGAATATCACGGTGACTATAATTGGCAAGAAAATTATAGAGATAATTTGTGGCGCAAAATGAAATGGCCACGAGTTTTGAAAATAGGTGACCATTTACATTATCTAGCATGTCATGCGCCAAAAAATGTTCGCAAAAAATGGAAAAGTAATTGGCAAAGATTTATTCAGCACTATAAGAAAATATGAAAACAATTTTAATAACCGGAAATAGCGGGTATATTGGATGCCATCTTACAAATTTACTTAATCAAAAGTATAATGTTATTGGCCTAGATTTAATACCCAATAAAGCTAATGTTACTGAACAATTAACCTGCGATATAAGAAATTTTCCCGATCTAGATTTTGAATTTGATGCTGTAATTCACTTAGCGGCACTTGTTAAAGTTAATGAAAGTGTAACGAATCCCATTCAATACTATGCAACAAATTTAAATGGCACTCTAAACTTACTGCATAAGATTAAGAACAAAACAACAAATTTTATTTTTGCTAGTACAGGCAGTGCAGAGTATTGTAACAATCCATATGGTGTTAGCAAAAAAGCAGCAGAAGATTGTGTTAAGCAGTTTTGTAATGATAATAATATAAACTTTACTACATTCAGATTCTATAATGTTATTGGGTCATCAGGGTTTAGTCCAACTAATCCTGATGGGCTGTTTTATAATTTATTACAGGCTAAAAGTCGTGGTGTATTTACAATTTTTGGTAATGATTACAATACCAAAGATGGCACTGCAGTTCGTGATTATGTGCATGTAGATGAGATATGTAAAGCTATTGAGAAAGCTATTAATACTCCGGCGAACAAAATAGAAAACTTAGGTCATGGTCAGGGTCATAC